GCACCGCCGCCTACCAGTTGTGCGTGCTGGCCTGGAACCACGGTCGCGCCAACTCCAAGAAGCTCCCCACGCCCTGGTAGTATCCTGACCGGTTGGTTGGACGGTTGCAGCGAGGGCCTCCCTGCGGGGAGGCCCTCGTCGTTCATGCTGTATCCCACTCCAGGGTCTCCCCGGTATCGTTATCGGTTACCTGGCGATGTTTGCCGGTCTTGCTCGTCTTCTCCGGGTGGCCCTCTGGGCGGTCACACACGAACCTCCTGGCTACCCCGTCGTTCGTCTGTTCCGCCTTCACGTCCAGCACCGCGCCACAAGCAGGAGCTTCCACCGCTACGAACCAGGGAGGAGGGAGCCGGTACACCTCAAAGCACATGACCAGGGCCGGCTTCATGACCGCCAGGCCCCCTGGCTCATACCTCCTGCCCCAGGCTGGCGAAGACCTGGCCCAGGGTGTCCATGCACACGGTCAGGGCAGCCTGCTCCCGGACGTGGCGGCAGTCGTCCCAACTCTTGCCCCGTACGGCCTTGAACGCCTCCACCGGAGGCTGCTTGCGCCAGTAGCTCACCCACTCGGTGTAGTGGTAGGGCGTGTGTATGGCGGTGTTCGTCATCTCTCTTCCTTCCTGTCGTTGATGTCGCCCTCCAGTAAATCAGGGCGGAACTTCTTCGCCATCTCCCAGATTTTCGTACCGGGCCGGATACCGAAGTGCTGCACCGGACGGCCTACCTTGCCATCCAGCACCCGCTGGGCGTAGCGCAGCTTGACGGGGTCCGTTTCGTTCTCGACCTGCCAGCGGGCCATCTGCATGCGGTGCTTCTCGGCGTGCCCCTCCTCGATGTAGTAGCGCAGCACCGGCCAGGCTTCCGAGCATTCATGCGAGCAACAGGTGAAGCCGGGGTTGGTCAAGGCTCTGATGTTGGGCTTACCGCACACGCAGCAGGCCGGGGCCTCGTGGCCCCGCGCCGCGATCAGGGCCTCCCTGTCGGCCTCCTCCTGCGCGGCCTGCTCTGCTTTGCGCTCATCGTGGCGCTCCATACGGCGTCTACGAGCTTCTTTCCCCGAGCCGGGGAACCGCTGCTCTATCACCTGGCGGATCCGCTCCCTGGTAACCCCGTAGCGGTCACCGATCTCTTGCAACGTGGCCCCTTCCAGCCACAACTCCCGAGCCGCCTCCACGTCCTCGACCTTGGAGATCTGCACATAGGGGGGCGGCTTCTGGCCCCGGTCCCGAGCTTCGTAGCGTTCCTGCCGGCGTACCAGCATGGCCTTCTGGGAGCAGTCCGGGTCCAACTGGTGCAGGCGTTGGTACAGCCAGTTCTGGCTCATGCCCACCTCGTCGGACAGGCTCTTGATCGTTTCCCCGGCCACATGCCGGCGCAGCATCTCCTCCATGTCCACGCCTTCCCATTTCCTCTTCCTCCTCCGGGGCCGGGAGAAGCCCTCCAGGGCCATGGCCCGTTCCTCCCGGCTCAGGGGCCGTACCTCCACGCCATGCTCCAGGGACAACAGCATGCTCGTCACGGCGTCCAACGCCGCTACGGCCACCCGTATCTGGGCCAGCAGGTCTTCGTTGTCGTATTCGCTAGTTGTCACGAGCTTCCTTCTTCTTGAAAGCGCCGTCGAGGTACTCCGTCAGCCGGCGCAACTCCTCCTCCTCATTGAACCGGTACACGCCCCCCTCTGGCACCTGGCCCTTGAGTACCTCAGCCAGGAGTTCCCGCCCCTGAGTCACGGTGCCATCGGCGTTGATCCGGTAGATCAGGTTGTGGTTGTTCCGCAGGAGAGCGTGTCGAGCATCGGGGTCAGCCAGGAACCGGTGCATGCCCTCTTCGGCCTGGGCCTCGATCTGCTTCCTTCTCCTCCTACAGTCACCGTCCAGACGGCAGTACCAGGCGTACTCGCCGGCCCCAGTCCGGTACACCCGGTCCTGCTCATCCACCAAGACGATTCCCACCGGCAACTGCCGGCGTATCAGCCCGCCCTTTGGCTCTACGGCGTCACAGATGGCACATCGCCCAGGGTGGTAGTCAGACGGGTACTCGGTCTCGTTCATGTCAGTCGTTCCTTGTCTCGTGTCGGTCGTACGGCGTGGTAGATAGCCGACACCACCCTACCACATGCCCGTGTTCACCGTCAATCACTCCGAAAACGTGCGTTGACCTGCGAAAACTCGCAGCTAGCCCTTCGGGAGCCTGCGAAAACGTCTAGCTCGACCCCAAATGACGGTACTACCCCTCTGAAACGGTACTACCGAGATTCCACAGCGCCGCCTACAGCCGACTCCCAGGTACTACGCCGCACCTCTTCACCCACCCACGGGTACTACACACGAACACACAATCCAGGTAAGCGTACCTCCTGGCCCCGTCTCCCGAACACACGTTCGATAAGGGTGGGGGGTGCCTCGAACACCTGTTCCCGAACAGGTGTTCGAGTATGCAGCTGTGTGTATGCGTGTGTACTCGTGTGGTCGAGAACCCCTTATGGCATAAGGCTCGTTTACCCCCTGCATAGCTATGCGTATGCATAGCATGCGTACGCATGCGTCATCATGCGAACACTTGTACCCCATGTGGGGAACAAGTGTTCGAGTACAGGCGAACAGGTGTGCCCCATGGCCCGAACAGGTGTTCAGGGCCAGGTGCCAGGGCTACATCCACTCACCATGAGTTGCTCCCGGCATAGCCGGGGTGTGATGGGTGCTGGCTGGTGTGCCTGCTGGCCTGTCTACGTGTAGGTGGGGTGTAGCTCCTGCTCTCCTGGGGCAACGGGGCGGATCTGGGGGCCAGGTGGGCCTGCTGCAAGCGTCGTTGCCCTGTAGAGGGCCTGTGTGGCTCTAGGCGGTCACAGGGGGCGGTATGGACCCGTGGTGCGTTGTGGGCGTTGCGTCGTCACATACGACCGTGTGGGGTCGTATGCGGGCCTTCTAGGGTGCTGGAGGCTGCGGGGTGTACACGTATGCCTCTCCCAGGTGGGCGATGCCCTCGATGCGGTCCTGGGCCTCCTTGGGCCTCTTGGGGCCGAAGTGGGCGTCGAGCATCTGGCCTCGTATGCCCGAGTGGTCGGCGTAGCTCAGGAAGTCGACCGTCTGCCCGTCCGAGAACAGCACCCGGTAGCGATACACCGGGAAGGGCAGGGCTACGGTGGGCGGATCGGTGGGCGGGGTGATCTTGGGCAGGGGGGCGGATTGCCGGCGAGGCCGGGGTGCAGGCGTGGTAGGCATCCTGGGACCATACGCCAAGCAGCCCCCCGTGGTGGGGGGCTGCGGTGCTGCGTGGTGGCGTGTGGTGTCAGTGGCTGGTGTCATCACCCTCCAGGCGGGCCATGACCTCGTCCTGCTGGGCGAGGCGGGCGATGCGGGCAGCGACCTCAGCCTTGGGGGTGCCGGTCAGCTTGGCGACCGTGTTGACCTTGACCTCGTCGGAGAGCAACTGGGGGGTGGAGGCGTGCTGGGAGGCAGCCTGGGGGGTCATGTCGACCAGTTCAGCCAGACCCTCAGCCACGGCCTTGCGGTAGCTGGCGGCGTTCAGTTCAGCCAGCTTGACCCAATCGGTGCCAGCCTGGAGGAACACAGAGCCATCGGCGTGGACCTGAAACATGTCCCCGGCGGGCGGGCTGTAGCGGTGATGGTAAACGTAGGTCTTGGGGGCCTCCTGGGCCTGGGGCTGGGTGCGGGCCAGGTAGCGGGTCATGCCCTCCTCGTCGGTCAGCAGGCCAGCCAGGGCGTTCCAGGCGAAGCCTTGGGCCACCAGATCCCAGGCACGGGCCTGCTTGGGGCCGGTGGGGCGGGTGTTGGTGCAGCAGGACTCCAGGGCCTCCTCAGCCACACGCGGGGCCAGTCTCTTGGCCTGGGCCGTGATGGCGTTGATGTGGGCGTGGATCTGGGTGATGGTCATCTGGCCGGCGTAGCGGACGGTGACGCCCTCAAAGGTGTAGGTCAGCGGGTTGGTGCGGTAGTCATGTGCCATGCCTCCAAGCTACACCACATCTGAGTGCGAGCGGTAGCAGGTGGGCAGATTTCTTCGTTGCCTCCAGAGGGGCCTGTGTGGCTCTGTGTGCCCCTGTGGTCTCGTATGGCACCACGGGCCATTCCTGGGGCTACAGCCCCCCAGACGCGCCAGAAGGCCCCCTAAGGGGCCTCCTGGTTCCTATCAGCCTGGGTGATGTTGGCACATGACCCCAGGCTAAGGTCTCAGCCCTCCTCCTGGGGGGGCTGGGGCAACCGGCCCTCACCGTACTTGGCCCGGAGGTGGGCGGCGAGGCGATCCATCATCTCCTTCTGGGCACTGCTCTCGTTCCAGTCGGAGATGGTGCCATCGGCCCCAGCCTTGAAGGTGGCCCACTTGCTGGCGATCATGTCCTCCAGCCAGGTGTCCACGGTGCCGGGGACGATGAGCGTGTGGGCGAAGACGGCCTCCGCGGTGCGACCGATGCGGGAGATCCGATCCTCTGCCTGGGCGACGGCCCCACAATGCCAGGGCTGCTCGACAAACAGGCTGTCGGTGACGTTGGTGCCATCACCCAGGAGCGTGTGGCCCTCACGGTGCGCTTGCAGCGAGCACACGATGACCTGGGCGGTGCCCTCGTTGAAACGAGCCTTGGCCTCCTCGATCTGGCCCTTGTCCTGCTCCCCCTTCAGGTAGATGGCCTCGATGCCGGCAGCGTTGAGGGCGTTGGTCAGTTCCTGCTGCACCTCGATGTGCCAGGCCCAGGCCACCAGCTTCTTGCCCTCGTTCTCCTCGATGAAGGTCTTGACCCACTCGACAGCGGCGGGGATCTTGCAGACGCCAGCGGTGATGCGAAGCTGGGTCAGCAGTTCCAGCATGAAGGAGCGGGGATCCTTGGCCTGGAAGTTCTTCTCGACCTCCCAGTAGGGATCCAGGTCACCGTTGAGGCTGAGAGGCATGTGGATCCGGTGGGTCTCGGTCATGTTCAGCACCTCAGAGCGGAGGCGACGCACGTAGCACCGGTTCCGCAGGTTGGTGTTCATCAGATCCTGGCGGCTGGCACCCTTGTACTCGGTGAAGGACTGACGGCCCCGGTAGACCTTCTTAGGGGCACAGAAGGTGTTCTTGAAGCTGAACTCCCAGTCCTTGTCAGAGGTGCCGTAGCGGGGCAGGGGGGCGATCTCCTCGATGCGGCCCATCATCTGTAGCTGGCTGACCAGTTCCACCGGGCGGTTCAGGAAGGGCGTGCCACTGAGCAGGGCCACCAGGCCCTTGCGGGAGCGAACGTCGGCGGCGACCTTGAGAGCAGCCTTGGTCTGGAGGGTGGAGGGATCCTTCACCTTGTGGCTCTCATCGAAGGTGACGGCGGTGAAGCCCTCCGCGATGAGAGCCTTGGCCCAGGTGCTGAGCAGGTTGTAGCCGATGATGGCGACGTTGCCCACCAGGGCGTAGGGCCTCTTGCCCAGCAGGATCTGCACGTCCCACTCGGGGGCGAAACGGTTGATCTCCTTTTCCCAGTTGCCCTTCAGCGAGGGCGGGACCACGAAGAGGAACTTGGGGGCCTCGATGCTGTGGGCGGCGGCGAACAGCTTGGCGAGGACGATGCCCTGGGCCGTCTTGCCCAGGCCCATCTCGTCACCGATCATCACGCCCTTGCCGTCCTGGGCAGCCATCAGGGCGTATGCGACACCCGTGGTCTGGAAAGGCTTGAGTTCCTGCCCATCGGGGAGGAGGTGGTCGAAGTTGATGTCATGTGCCATGTGAACCATGGTAGGGCACATGCGAGTGCTTGCGGTGTCAGGGGAGGACATTTTTTCAGAACCCCCTCTGGTTGGTGTGGTTCGTGAACAGGCTGCGGAGACCGACCACGGCCCCGAAGATGCCCAGAGCCTTGCCCTCACGGGGGTCGGTGAAGCCAGGGGCATGCTGCCGGCGCGACCGGTGGGGCCACAGGGACGGCCTGATCCAGGCCAGCACCAGGAAGCTCACCACGGGGATGAGGACGTACATGTGGGCGGCGAAGTGGTGAGAGGGCCACACGCTGTAGGTCAGTGAGATCAGGATGAGGATCATCCGCACGCGGGGGCGAATGATCCTCTTGTGGCGGTTGCGAGCCACCCACCATGTGGTCTGGCGACCATGGCAGTACGGGCACCTCACCTCCCGGCCAGGGGCACCGGAGGAGGGATCCTCCTCGATGATCCAGCCCCGGCCCCGGCATGGCACACAAGCCACGTTGGCCTGGTCCCAGTAGGTGGGCTGCCGGGTCATGGCAGGATCTCCTTCAGCATCATCACGAAGACGGCGGGGAGTTCCTCAGGACCGTTGCAGCGGCTCACGGTGTTCATCACCATGTCGATGTCGGTCTGAGCCAGGCCAGAGGCGTCAGCAGCCTGTAGGGCGGCTCCTGCGGCCTCACAGGCCCTCACCGCGTCGGGGTGGACATTGAGGTTGAAGGTGCGAGCGAAAGCCAGCACCTGGGGGTGGGCGTTGGCGGTGTTGGCGTACAGCGAGCGGTTGAAGGAGCGACCCGGCAGGGAGCGGACCGCGTCGGCAGCGGGCTGCCCAGGAGCGGTCAGGTTGGTCTTGATGACCACCCGACCATCAACACCCAGGGTGATCTCATAGCTGACCTGGGGGGCAGGGGCCACAGGGGCGACGGTGAGAGCAGCCTGGATGAAGGCTTGCCCAGCCTCAGTGACCGTGAAGTCCCACTCCTCGATGAAGGTCTCCACCTGGGGGCTGTAGGGCACCTCGTTGGTCTTGGTCTCCCCGTTCCAGGTGCGACCAGGCAGGTCGCGGACCAGCTTCAGGAAGGAGTCGAAGTCAGGGTCACCGTTGGCCCAGCGGATGCCCAGCACCCTCTGGCCCTTCTGGTTGCGGACCACACCGATCTGGCGGGCAGCCAGGTGCTTGGCCCTCTTCTCATAGGTGCGGGCCTGGTTGCGAGCAGCGTAGTTGGTGCCATTGTCCTGGGCCTCCCGGACGACACTGAGTGTCCCCACGTCGACACCAGTGCGAGCTAGCACCTGATCCCGGTACTTGAGAATGATCTTGCAGGCTTCCAGCATCACATCGGGGGTCCACTGGCTGCGGGGAACGGAGGCAATGCGGCGACCGAACTTGGTGTCCACACCGTTGAAGCCCACACCGTCCCGGTCAACCGCGCCGTCACAGTTGCCGGCAACGTCGAGGATGCTCCCATACACCAGTTCGTACTGCTCTTCGGGGGTCATGTCATGTGCCATGGGGCCAGTATAGGGGAACGAGCAGACACATGTGGGATCAGGGGCGAGATTTCTTGGCGGGATATTTCAGGGCAGCCCTGGTCTCGGAGTCCCAACGGGGTCACGGGTGCGAACATACCACTGCTCGCACCCGTATGCCAGTCACCCCTAGGCGGATTCACGAAGATCCACCACCTCAGCCTCCTCCTCAGGCTCGTTCTGCTCAGCCAGCCAGCGGGACCAGGCCAGGTTGAGGGCCTGGGGGTCGACGGGGCGGCTCACCAGTCCCACCTGGAGACCCTCTGCCAGCCCTGTTCCAGGCAGGCACGGTTGATGGCATCCTCGATGTCACCCTGCGGCTCGGTGTCGTAGACCTCCTGGTGGCCGGTCTCAGCCACCCAGATGCAGCCCTGCTTGATCCGGCCCTCAAGCTCGACGCGCCGGCAGCGTCCCATGCCGATGTCGGTGACGATGCAGGTCACCATGCGATGCACGGCGATGTCACCCTGGTCGGAGTACATGGCGTAACTGGGGAAGTCCCTGGTTCTCATCGGTCAGTCACCCGGCCCCGGCAGGCGCGCTTGCTGGCCTGCTTCCTCTTGTCGGGCACGGTCGAGGCGCGATCCCAGGTGAGGGGATTCATGCCGCGGGGGCGTGCCGGCCTGGGGGCCTGGGCCTTGCGAGGCTTGCTCATCACACCCACCCCACCGGAGGCTTGCCAGCCACGATGCTGGGACCAGGGCCATAAAGGTGCTTGCCCTCGATACCGTCGTAGGTCTCCTGCTTGCCATTGAAGTGATAGGTCACGAAGCCACGAGCCTGGTCGATGATGTAGTCGGTGGCCGGGTCGTAGATCCTCTCCAGGGTGGCGAGGTTGTCAGACCGGCGAAGGATCTCAGCCTTCGGGGCGTCCCCCAGGTTGGGGATGCGGACCAGGACGAACCGGCACTTGGAGCCAACGCGAACGGTGTCATCGAAGGGCAGCTTGTAGGTGGTGGGGGAGTTGGGGAACATCGGGTGCCTCCTGGGCGGTCTGCGTGGTAGCGGGGCCATCTTACAGCATGCTCCGCATGCATGGGGGGTCACATGCATGCGGAGCCGGGAGAATGTCAGGCGACCACCCCCTCCACCAGCACGTCGGAGACCTTCTTCCAGGAGTGGGTGTAGCCCACCCGGTCCTGCCAGGGGATCTCCCGGCGGCGAAGCACGTCAGCCAGGGCGACCTCAGCCTGGGCGGTCAGGCGAGCCTCAAAGCCCTCCTCTTCCCACTCGGTCAGGCGGTCAGCGGCGTCGACCAGATGCTCGGTGTCGGGGGTGCCATCGAAGTGCTTGCCGTACTTGGCGGTCTCGGCACGGGCCTCACCCAGGCAGTACAGGTAGTTGCTGGTGGAGGTGGGACGGGCCTCAGCGATGTGGCTTGCCAGGTCGGTGGGGCGGGCCATGGTGCGGACCACACTGTCCTGGGCCTCCTTGATGGCACCAGGGGTGGTGAAGAGGACATGCACACGGGTCTTGGTCACCTCAGTGACCACACCCACGCGCTGCTTGTTGTGGCCCCAGCAGGAGACCACTTGGCCGACTGTGACCTGGCCTGCGACTGCCGGCACGAAGCCAGCGGGCGGGCCATCGAGGGAGGCGACCACACTCAGGGCCAGGGCCTCCAGTTCAGGGGTGATGGGGTTTGCGTTCTTGGGCATGGGGACAAGATACAGCACATGTGAGAGCGAGCAGGTGCAGGCAGGCACATTTCTCCAGATTTCTTTCCCTGAGCGTGGGCCAGCGTGAGCCAGTACATGGAATGCATCGGGTAGGCATGTGAGTGTGAGCAGGTTTATGTACCTGCCAAGCGGGCCATTGGCCCTTGCCCCATAAGGGTTTCTCGGCTTATCCACACCCTGTGGGAATCCTCCAGGAGGCCCTGTAAGCCTCAGCAATGGGTGGTTGGTGCCTGGAGGGGGTGGCGGGCCTCAGGGAGGCGTACAGGGGCCTCTCAGGGCATTTGAGAGGGGGTCAGCATGCGACTGTGAGCATGTTGATGTGACGGATGACACATGCGAGTGATCCCACTTGCATGCGGCTGGCCTGTACCTTGTCCCCATGGCACATGACATCCCCGACCTGGGGCGCTACGACTGGGTGTTGGTCAACTCCAGCGCGGGCAAGGACTCGCAGGCCATGCTCGATTACCTCGTGGAACTCGCTGATGCCCAGGGCGTCGCTCGCTCCCGCCTGGTGGTCGTTCACTGCGACCTGGGCCGCGTGGAGTGGGAAGGCACCGCTGAACTCGCCGCTGAGCAGGCTGCCCACTACGGGCTGCGCTTTGAGGTGGTCACTCGTGAGAAGGGTGACCTGCTGACCCAGGTGGAGCAGCGCCACGAGGCCAACATCGCCAAGGGTCGCGACATCGCTCCCTGGCCCTCCAGCGCCGCTCGCTGGTGTACCTCTGATCAGAAGACGGCCCAGGTGCTGAAGCTCATCACCTCGCTGACCGATGAGATCCGCAACAAGGCGGGCTGGATCCGCAACGCTGACGGCACCTACGCCAAGCGCCAGGCGCGCATCCTGAACTGCCTGGGCATCCGGGCGCAGGAGTCGCCGGCACGGGCCAAGAAAGCCGCCTGGGAGAAGGATCCCAAGGCGTGCAACGGCAAGCGTGACGTGGATCGCTGGCTCCCCATCTTCGATTGGAGTGAGGAGCAGGTCTGGGACCGCATCCATGCGTCAGGTGTCCGCTACCACGATGCCTACGACAAGGGCATGTCTCGCCTGTCCTGCTGCTTCTGCGTCCTCGCCAGCAAGCCTGACCTGATCATCGCCGCCAAGCACAACCCCTCGCTGGCCCAGGAGTACCGGGCCGTCGAGGACAAGGTGGGCAAGCGTTTCACCGTGGCTCTGTCCATCGCTGAGATCATCGCCGCCGCCGAGCGCCAGCTACTGCCCGCATAGACTCGCTCGCTCTGATATACTCAACCCCTACCACAAAGGAGAACCGACACCATGCCCAAAAACCTGCAAGAGTTCCTGTCCGACTACAACGATGACGGGTCGCACCCCGTGACCGAGATCAACGTGGAGGGCGGCAACGAGCCTTCCCCGTTCATCATCATCCGCCACGGTGACAAGACCGTCATCGTCAACCCCATTGGCCTGGGTGACCACCTGAGCGTGGACATCCATAGCTTCGTCGCTGACCAGGACGCCACTGCCGGCGTGTTCGGCATGAGCAACGGCAAGCGTTGGGCGCTGCCCGAAACTGGCACCACCTCCCACAAGTGGAACAGCGCCAACCTCATCGCTGTCCTGGTCGGTGACCAGGGCACCAAGGAGGACTGATGAGCGATATCTGGATCACTACCTACGACCCTGACGACCTGCCCGAGTTTCGCTGGACCCTCCCTCGTGACCTGAGGGAGGGGGACCACATCCTTCGCACCGAGTACATCGGCCCCTTCCCCGCCGCCAAGGTATACGTCATCCGGCGCATCACCAAGTTCCGGGATCTCGGTGCCACCAAGTACAAGCTGGCGCTCATCGGCGGCACCCATACGCCCATCATCACGCCCACGAACAAGCAGCGCAAGGTCGCTGATCGCCTGGGCAACTGGGAGCGGCGTGAGGGCCTGGACCGATGCTGGTGCGGCTGTAAGTACTGGGAGAACGACACCTGTGTCGACTGCGGAGGCAAGGAGGTCAAGCCTGAAGAAATCTCCTGACCGACCCACATATGACTGCTCACTCTGGTAGAGTGAGCAGTCGAACACCCCACACAGCTAACAAAGGAACTACCACACCATGAAGACCCCCTACACCGAAGTGCGCTGGAATGTCTACCTCCAGGAGGATGGCACCGTCCAGCTTCAGAAGGTCACCACCAAAGGCTTCGTCACCGGGCGCGGCAAGGAGTGGCAGAAGGCTGAGACCAGCTACGACCATGTCGAACTCGACAACGTCGAGGAGGCCGTCGAGTTGGCGAAGGAGATCCTCGACATGGCTACCTGGGAGAGCATCAAGACCTCCCGGAACCGTCGCCAGGAGGCGGCTGAGGCCAAGAAGGCTGCCATCACCGAGCAGTTGGTGGAGCAGCAGTGACCACCACCGGACCCTTCGACACCGGCTACATCGGTGCCCACCGCTGGCACGTCGGGGAGGTGGAGAACTCCAGCAGCTACATCTGCACATGCGTGTGTGGCAAGACTGAGCGCGTCACCGGCAACTTCAGCTACGTCATGCACTGCTTCGCAGACCACGCCTACCGTGCCCTGGAGGAGGCTGCCATTGCCCTGGTGCTGGCACCTCTGCCCCACACTCCCCAGGTGCGCCAGGGCCTGGTCGCGAAGGCCAAGCAGGAGCAGGAGAGCGGCGACAAGGATCGCGGCAACATCCTCATGGGTGCGGCCAACTACCTGGCCTACGAGGCTACGCAGGCCAACGAAGAGCAGTACCGGGGCCTGGACTGGATCCCCTGGCCTGAGGAGAGCAGTGAGAGCAAGGGTGCCCCAGTCGATGATGTGTGGTCCGAGAACTTCTGGCTGTACGTCACTGGCTACATCGGTACGACATGGGCCTGGGAGGTGTGGCGTGTGAACCCTCAGACGGGCGACGAGGTCAAGGTGGCCCAGGGGACCAGCTTCACCCAGGAGCAGGCCCAGCGGGCTGCCTGGGATGCCCTGGTGGCCTACCAGGAGAACCAGGAGGACGAGGAGCCTTTCTAGTGGCAACGGAGGGCAGTGACTGCGTCACCGGCAAGCAGCAGTACGCCACCAGGCGGGCTGCTGTTGCTGCCGCGTCCGGGCTGCGGCACAAGGGGGCCAACACCTACGCCTTTCGGTGTGGCTTCTGTGACTGCTACCACGTCGGCAACCGTGGAGGGCTGAACTCCAAGGGCCGGCAAAGAAATAGGCGCAAGTGACCTGCATGCGACTGCTCGCTCTGGTATATTAGACACATGGCACGAGCTACCACATCGAAGAAGAACCGCACCAACACCCGCGACGCCGCCCAGGAGCAAACCAACGCCATCATCGCCCGCCTGGAGGCTGGCACGGTGCCCTGGCACAAGGACTGGCACTGTGAGGGCGGCGACATGCCCACCTCGCTGGCTACCGGCCTGATCTACCGCGGCTCCAACACCATCCGCCTCTGGATCGCCATGGTCGACAACGGATGGACTTCCAAGTACTTCGGCACCTACAACCAGATGGCTGAGCGCGCCGGCATGGTCGCCACCGTCGTCGGCAAGAACCGCGACGGCAGCGACCGCGTCAAGTACTTCTCGCCCAAGCTGGAGGACGGCACCGTCGACCCGACACCACGAGGTGTGCGGGCTGGCGAGAAGTCCACCGAGATCATTCGCTGGATCTTCTCTGACCGCCCGGTCCTGGAGGACGGCAAGCCGGTGCTGAAGAAGGACGGCAGCCCGCTGTTCAAGCGCAGTGGCTTCCCCGTCATCTGGCATGTGTTCAACGCGGACCAGTGCAACTTCCCTGAGGGCAGCAAGGGCGTGCCTACTGCACCAGTACGTGAGGCCAAGGAGACCCTCGCTGATGCTGAGGAACTGGTCGCTGAGTACCTCGCCAATGGCCCCTCGCTGGCCCATGGCGGGGACCGGGCCTGCTACACGCCGGCCACTGACCATGTGCAAATGCCTCGCTTTGAGGACTTCAGCACCGCGGAGGGCTACTTCTCGACGCTGTACCACGAGTTGACGCACTCCAGCGGGCATGACTCCAGGCTCAAGCGTGAGGGCATCGCCCAGGGCACCTTCGGCCCATTCGGCTCACCCGTGTACTCGTTTGAGGAACTGGTGGCCGAACTGGGGGCCAGCTTCCTCACCGCCATCGCCGGCATCAAGCAGGACGCCGTCCTCGACAACAGCGCCGCCTACATCGCCCATTGGCTCAAGGCCCTGCGCCAGGACAAGAACCTGATCATCAGGGCTGCGTCCCAGGCGCAGAAGGCCGTCGACCACATCCTGGGCGTCACGTTCGACAAGAGCGAAGAGGGGGGCGAGTAATGCGCCCCCTGGGCAGCACCCAGCGGTGGGTTCTCCAGTGGGTCTCTGTCGAGCCTGTGAGGGCGGCGGCGCACTCACGCCGGGAGGTGCTGGAGTCCCTGGAAAAGCGGGGCCTGATCCGCTCTGACGGGCGCTACGTCCGCTACTGGGGCCGCAACCGCACCGTCTATGTCACCACCCCGGCAGGAGACCAGGCCCTCAAAGAGGACGCCATCATCACCGAGTACACCAACCGAGTCAACCAAGAGAAAGGACAGGGCTGATGCCCACCAACGACCCCGACTACATGAACGTCACCGTCACACTCAGCAACGACGACTACTGGCGACTACGCCACGCCATCGTGGCTGCTCACGAGCAGCACGCCAAGGCCCTGGACCGATGCAAGGGCACCAACCAGCGCAGCACCGACAAGATCCTGGAGCATGAGCATGTCATGCGACGCCTCCAGGATGTGGAGGAGAAGCTGAAGGCTGCCTACGACAAGGAACTGAAGGGGCTGGAGGCATGAAGCTCGCACCCAAACCCCGCCTCTTCTGCGAGTACGAGTACAGGATCAAGGACGGCCCCATCGTGGAGGGCCGACTCGATCCCACCATGCCCAACTCCCTGTCCCAGCAACGGTACAGGATGTTCCAGGGGGGCAAGGAGATCACGGGCAAGGACATCAAGGCCCGAGTCACCCATGTCACCTACCGGGTCTTCCCCAACGACAAGGGCAAGCACCCCTACTTCGATGTGTTCGTGCAGGGCACCCAGTTGGGTGTGGCAGATTCCCCCCCACTGCTCATCCATCACCTCGACATCAACAAGGAGGCCAGGAAGCTGTTCCTGGCCGAGCATCCCGAGTACAAATAAATCCGCATACCTGACGCCACACTCGCATGCGAGTGTGGTAAGGTTTACCCAGCTACCACAGCAACCGACAACCCAAAGGAAACCGAAATGCCCACCAAACTGACACAGCGCCAGCGAGACAAGCTCGTAGAGGCAGCCCAGACCGCCATCACCTTCGATGTCGAGGGCAAGGGGGATTTCCCCACCGACATGTTGCGCTACGACCACTGCTGGCCCGCTACTCAGACCGATGCCGGCCTCATGGGCATCACAACCTTCGCCAGCACCCGCCAGGTCCGCATGCGTGGCCTGACCGGCCCTACCCCCGCCCGCTGGGCCAGCTTCGGCTGGAAGTGCGTGCCGGTGACCCAGTGATGGACCGGCACATCATCTTCCAGGACAAGGTCGCCAAGCTCGCTGACGACATGAGTCCGCTCATCAAGCTGGCCCGCATGGGCGATGACCAGTGGTCATACCTGGAGAGCATGTGCGCGCATGGCGGCTGGTCCGAAGGCTCCTCAGGCTGGATCTGGAGCAACCACTCCACGCAGATCAAGCTGGGCGACTCCCTGGTCAAGCGGGGCCTGCTGACCGTCACTGAGACCAGCAAGACCTCCTACCGCCGGCCCCACTACAAGGCCATCCCTGAGGTCGCCGCCATCTGGAAGGAGATCGACCGCCAGATCATGGCTGAGCGCCATGCTCGCTGGGATGAGCAGGAGCGCAAGCAGAACGCTCGCCTGCGCGTGGCGGCTGCCAAGCAGAGCGCCGCTGACAACCTCGTGCTGCGCCACCAGGCTGAGTACGACGCCCTGGTGCAGGAGTACCTCGACAGCCACCCCCTGGAAGAGTCATGACCCCCAAGCAGGCCCTCGTGGCACACCTGGCGAGCCAGCATGGCGAGCATGTCCACCGGGGCACGCACCAGCACTGGATCACCTGGCACCAGGATGACCACCACAGCCGTCATCTGACCCACCAACACCGGTTCCTGGGATATAAGGATGGGGGCGAGCAGATCGATGTGACCATTACACTGGCACCGCCGAAGAACGCCAGTGCCTCCCGCAGCCAGGACCGCAACTGGTCGTTGCACGTCGCCAACCTCTCGCAGGGGAGCGGCTGGCGCTACGAGATCCCCGGCACCCGTGCCGGCGATCCCGACGGTGCCATCAACGAGGCCAACAAGCTGCTGGGCTGGATCGCAGACTGGGAGCCGGTGGGCTGGGGCTGGAAAGTAATCGACAAGGAGAAATCATGAGCAAGCTAGAAGAACTGATCGCTGAGCGCGACCGGCTCCAGGAGGAGGTCACCGCCACTCAAGCCCGCCTGGACGTGACCGAAGATGCTCTCCTGGAGGAGCGATTCAGAGGCTGGGAACGCTTCCAGGAAGGCGACATCATCCTGGTGCCCCGCAAGCTATTTGGTAAGCGCACGATGTGGCCCGCCCGGATCTATCGGGTGCGCCTCAACTACACAGAGGGCATCAACCCGGACACCGCCATCTTCGGTGACGAGGCCGGCCAGCCCTGGTCCCATCAGGAGATCTGGTACACCGTGTTCCTCAAGCAGAAGGACGGCACATTCGGAGGCACCAGCACCAGCGTTGACCACAGGGAAGTGCAGCCCGCGCCGGCCCAGGAGAAGACCGATGTTTGACATATCCGACCCCGAAGCCTTCCACGTCGCCTGGGAGGCCCTGGAGAAAGAAGGCAACGTAGACATGGAGGGCGGCAGCGAATGGCGTCACGAGGTCGCCTTCGCCATCATGCGCCGCCTGGGCATCGAGGTGCCCAACAGCGCCCAGGCCGAGACCTGGCCCACCGCTGAGTGGCTGGAGAAAGTCCTCTGGTATGTCCAGATGATGGACCGATGACCTGGAGTACTGACCGGCTGGAGGGACGCCTGGACGCCCTGGACGCCATGTACGACCGCCTGGATGAGGAGTGCGATCACTTCCAGTGGGGCCTGGGCGACACCGTCCTGGGCGAGGTCAGCGTCGACCGGGAGGCCAACCGGCTGCAACTGAACGTGTTCGTCCTCGACACCGACAAGGACTTCCATGAGGACATGGATCAGCTACGGGTGACCATTGAGGTCGACCCCTACGAGGATCCTCGCCAACAGATCCGTGGCCTGATCCATTTCCACCTCACTCATGAGGCCGACGAGCAGATGCGGTTCCGCGGTGAGCAGACCTTCTATCCACACAACGAAGACGGGAGTCTCAAATGACCATCACCCCCGAAGACCTGGACATGCTCCGCAGCTACGAGAGCGGGCACCCCAGGATCTGGGACGCTGCCAGCCTCATGCCCATGGTCTACAACCTGATACAGGAGGGCCTGATCGTACCGGTCGTACCGGACAATCCCAATGACCCCAATAGCACCTACCGCATAGACATCAATAACGGCAAAGCGTGTGTCATCACCGAAAAAGGTCGCCAGGTGCTGGACGATGCCTAACATCGACTGGTGGCAGGGCAACGCTGGCCCCGAGAAGGGCAAGCGTTTGACCTGGCAGCGCATCCAACCCGGCTATTACCGGCTGCGTGGCACCGATATCTACATCGCTGACATGCGAGGTTCCAGCGTCCGCTGGAGCGGTCTGATCGCCAAGACCTGGGAGGTGCGCCTGGAGCCGAAGAACGCACGGTCGACCGACATCACCCTGGTCGCCACCATGAAAGAGGCCAAGGACATAGCGATGAAATACGCACTGGAGCATGCCGATGCCTGAGACCTACATCGAGACCGCCATCGTCATCACCGTGCCCAACGCAACAGCGACAGATCGCACATGCACCCAGGTGCTGGTGCGCCTGCCTGGGCACCTCGACCCCACCACCATCCAGGTGGATTTCCGCCCGGATCCTGGGGCCACCTGGATGCCGCACGAGTTCTTTGAGAACAGCGTGCGGGTGGAACACCAATGAGTGAAGAAGAGACCGTCCGCGACCTCGTGGGCTATGAGCGCCGGCTGCACAAGATGCGCTACATGGAACTCGTCGCTGAGGCTGAGCGCGTGGGGGCGCAGATCTTCCCCGACATCACCCGCCCCATCCTGATCTCCCGCATCCTGGAGGCCAGGGACATCAACCCGGAGGCCCTGGCATGACCACCGATCTCCCTACCTGCTGCGTGTGCGGCGAGACCGCCACCACGCTCGACACCGAGTACGACGAGTATTACTGCGACAACCACGCCCGCTCCTACGGCGTCTTCGACGCCCCTCACCGGCCCGTGGAGCCTAAGGATGGCTGACATCCGCAAGGAGTCCTGTCTGGCCTGCCCCTATCGCCGGGATGTGCCCAGTGGAGTGTGGGCTGCCAGCGAGTACGAGAAGCTGGCTCAGTACGACGCAGAGACCCATGAGCAGCCCATGGGGGCCTTCCACTGCCATGCCACCCCTGAGGTCATCTGCCATGGCTGGACGGTCGTACACGGGCGTCAAGACCACGCACATGAGCCTCTAGCCTTTCGCCTGTGGGGCGTCGACCCCAGCACCGTCGAGGAACACACCCCGCTGTTCGCCTCCGGTACAGAGGCGTGCGAGCATGGCAAGCGCGACATCGAGAACCCCTCCCAGGAGGCCATCGAGGTGGTGGCCCGCCTGCAAGGAAAATACGACCGCCTTCGCTACTCGTAGTGTGGTATATTTTTCGGGAACCCCTGACCGGCTTCTTTTGGTCCCTGAGACCTGACTCGACCTTGTTCCAGTACAGGACTCACACCCCGCCTTGGGCCGTTGGCGCGAGAGGCACTGCCCCGGTCAGGGGTTCTCGATTTTCTTTTGACACTTCGCCGCTCAAGCCTCCTTGTACAGAGTGTGAGCAAAGAACCCATCACCAACGAGCAAGCCGCGAAGATCCTGCGGGACTACATAGCTGCCGGGGGCAAGATGCCTACCTGGCCCGAGTTGCAGTACCGGCTCCTGCACTGTGACGAGTGCGACTGCCATGTCGACCAGGCTCGCGCCGGCTGTGCCTGCGTGTGCCACGAGGAGAAGATAAAAATGCAGGAAGTAGTTCAGTGCTTTCTCGACATCCCCTGGGACATCCAGACCCGTGAGAACTGGGGCACCGGCCTCCACAGCGAGTTCTGGCACTGCAACGAGGAGACCTACATCAACGGCGTGGTCATGACCATCGACGCCGACTATATGATGGGCTACCTCATCGAGGTGGTAGACCGCACCAGCGGACGGGTCACCTTCTACGCCATCACCACCTTCCACGGTCGCAACATCGAGACCGGGGAGCAGGATCACGAGAGCGAGTTATACCCACATGACTGCGGCACCTTCTTCGACCGCACCGCAGCCGCTGATCGGATCACGGTGTGCCAGTGGGCCGTCGAGGTCATCTGGGAGATGATCGAGACATACCAGGCCCGCAAGCGAGGTCAGTAGTACCTGGCTCGCTCCCGCAGCTTCCTCCAGTCCAGCAACCAGGCGTGCGAGCCGCTCCGCAGGGTCAGGGTGTCATTGACCCACATCAGGCCCCAGGACTTAGGCCAGGCCCGGTAGTGGGGCATCAGAAGCGACTAGCCATGCCCTCCGCTACGTCCTTGACCTGAGAGGCGGTCTTGGTCACGGTGAAGATGCCTCGCCAGGCCCCGTACAGGGTCAGGAGGGCGCAGGTAGCCAGGACACCCAGTTCAGCCACAATAAGGTTGCCCTGGGCCTCAGTCAGAGGATTGGGTTTTTTCGCCACGCTCTGTCTCTACCCGGTTCCCCATGATCCGGTCAGGCACTTCGACCACCTCCAGATCCTCCAGTTCCCTCCTCGACACGAAGGGCCAGACGATGCCATGAGGCGACGCAGTCCAGTCATGGCAGTGACCGCAATAACCCTCCTCCAGGTCATGGGGGAGATAGCTGACCGTGCCACACCTGGGGCACTTGAAGCTGTTACTCATAGAAGGCGGCGTTCGCCCGTGCCGAGGCGGCGTAAGGTTCGGGCAGGATCACGCTGGACAGCCATTCCGAGAGCATCTTGCCACGTTGCTTGTGGCCGGTGTACCAGGCACTGATGGACTGCTCGTAAGCCGCTCTCCAGGCGGCGGCGTTGACATCCACGAACAGCCCGGTATGGCGCGGCAGCCGGTTACCGGGCTGGGCCAGACAGTGGCTGTAGGCCAGGTCGATGACGTGGTAGGCCAGCGCCCACTGCTGGCTCAGACGGTAATGCTCAGCCAGGGTCACCAGTGGCTCAGCCCGGTCTGTCCGCAGGCCCCAGGCTTCCCAGAGGTGCCCACAGCCCTCCTGGGTGGCCCCCAGGTTGACCAGGCAGGCCCCCAGGCGGTACCGGGCGTAGAAGGTCTCCTCGTCCCAGCCCCCCAGGCGCAGCCGGGTGCGGTACCAGTCGATGGCCTGGGGCCAGTCGCCGGCATCATCGTAGCTGCGGGCCAGGTAGAAGGCCGTCCGACTGTCGGTGGGATCCTCCTCCCAGTCGGTCAGGAGCAGGGCCACGTCCCGGTGGAACTTGCCAGCCCGCCCACTGCCGTCACCGTGATGCTCGATCCAGAAACTGTCGGTGCGAATGGCAGGGCTGGCGATGGGGCTGTTGTAGTACTCGTGCGCCCGCCCCCGGCTCTCCCAGCCCCGGTTGGAGCGCAACAGCTTGGGCAGCCACCACACCAAGTCCCCGCTCTGTATCCGGGCCTCGATGCAGTCCGTACCGGGCAGCCACTGCGCCTCATCGATCTTGCCGTGGAAGGTGTCGTCGGCGTCGAGGACGAGCATCCAGTCGCTGTGGGCCTCCGCGGCACGAAGTGCGACCGTCCGCGACGGCCCGAACCCCCGCCACTCGTCATGGAGGAACTGGCCCTCGACATCAGCGAACGCCGCCCTGGCGACGCGCTCTGTGTCGTCAGTGCTGCCGGTGTCCACCATTGTCCAGTAGTCGATCTGGCCCTTCAAGCTCTCAGCCAACCGGGGCAGGATGGCTGCCTCGTCCTTGACGATCATGACCAGGCCGATTGTCATTCCTGCCTCTTGTGCCAGCCGGCGTGCAGTTGGCGGTCGATGACCACGGCTCCGCACTCCCCGCACTCAAAGAGCCGGGGGAAGGCGTCGAACTTCGGTAGCTCCACGTCCTGGAAGTAGACGCCCTTCACGTCCACGGGAGGGTGGTCAGTGGTCATACCAACTCGATGCTCTGGACGGCGTAGAGGGGATACCGGATCGAGTCGTCATCATCCATGACGAGATAGACAGGTGCGGCGGTGGGGAGGTCGATGATCTGGGTCAACGTGCCCAGCTTCGGGGGCCAGTCCACATTAAAGACCAGCCTCACCTCCCGGCCCAGGAACTCCCGAACGGTCTCCACGTCAGGCTGGCCCGTAGAACGCCGTGCCTCCGAAATAAAGACGTTTTGAAGGTGTGGGTCGGAAACATTTTTTGCGCCGCTCCTGCGGCGTTCTGGGGGCCTCTCAGGGGAAGCTGCATGCATGAGCGAGCTTGAGGATGTCACCTCCACCTCTGGTACCTCCCCCATGATCACTACCTTCCCCAGCGCGTAGACAGCAGCTTGCAGGTAGGGGTCGGTCAAGACCTGACGCTGGAACTTGGCATCGTCGGCCAGCCCCAGGAACTGGGCACCCACCAAGAGGGGAGTAGGAGTCTCGCTCATCGCTTCACCTCATCTAGAACTTGCCGTAGCTGTCTCATGGCGTCCCAGAAACCATTGGAGAGTTCGATCCTGTCCATCTCGTCCTCCCGATCCCACTGATCCACCGCTCGCCTGGCTGCATCCCGCAGGGGGTCGATGCGATGGACGAAGGAGTGCTCGTCCAGCTTCCGGTGGTACTCATCAGACATCAGTTGAACACTACATCCATGTGGTTGCTGACGGCATAGCGCAGGCCCCGCACGAACTGCTGGGTCAGCAATGCCCAGCGCATATCGCGATGGCCCAGAAGGACGGCACTTAGCTCCTCCAGGCGGTCAGCCAGGTAGGAGGCATGCTCGCGCTTGATCCGCCCCGCATGCTCGTGGTGAGCCAGGAGGATCACCAGGGGATCATCAGGAGCGCCGTTAGGCCATTCCCCGTGCAGGTCGTCGTCGGTGAAGGCATGCCAGTCCAGGTTGGGCAAGACCGGCCCGCCCTGGTGGCGGTAGTCCTGGATGCCGTACCCGGCCACCTGGGACAGCATGATCCGCAGGGCGTCGAAGCCTTCACAGGTGCCGCTGTAGCACCCGCAACTAATGTCCAGTCCCGCTCCGTTCAGGGCGCTCATATTTCGACCAGTCTTCTCCTGGGATCTGTAGCTGCTCGTACTCTTCCCCTTCTACCTCACCCGTACCGTCACAGGTGGGGCACTCGATGTAGCCATGACCCAGGCATTCCTCACAGGTCTTCACGTCGGCTTCCCTGCCGACACCTGGAGGACGGCGGCAATCTGACTGGCCGGGATGTACTGCCAACCACTGGGGGTGTGGATGTGGTACACGCCATAGGCCATGCCACCCGGCATGCCGGCAGCCAGGGCGGCTGGGTCACTGGGCAGGGTGGTGGTGTTGACGCCGTAGTTGATGCCATGAATGATTCGACCGTCAGTGGTCTGGAGAGTGATGCTGCTGCTCATTGTCCGTTCACCAATCCTGTGACTTGTAGGGATGTCTGGGCGCTCATGCTGACCGTGTTGGCCCAGGTCTGCCGGGTGATGCTCATGCTGGTCTCAGCCAGGAGGGCCACGGTGGCGTAGTCGAAGGAGATGACCAGGGCGTCGACCGACATGTCGCCCTCACCGACAAGCTGGACCCCTGGCAAGGGGTCGTTGGCGTTGACCGTCATGCCGCTGAGGGCGTTCATGAACACCGTGGGTGGAAGCGGCAATGGCCCTGGTGTGGGCAATGGTCCCGGTGCCGGCACGAAGTACTCACCCGTGAACTCATAGATCTCCGACGATGTCCAAGTGTCGCTTCCCCCTGGTGCCGGCCCCGGCCCGACGTAGCCGTACACCGCCACCAGGCCCTGGCTCAGCACCGACTCCCCATCGGTGTGAAAGGTCTGGTAGTTCGGGATGTTGAACTGCATCTGGTAGCCGGGAGCGGTGTTCAGATCCAGGACTAGCTGTTCCTCACGGTCAAGCGGCCCGCCCTGGAGGATCATCTTCACGCTCATGGTCCGAGCGTACGACCAGCCCCCCGGCTGCTCGTGGGCACCGGGGATTACCTCCTGGGGAGGCGATCCCCAGGCCCCTCCTCGCGACTGGTCGCGAATGGCAAGCTCGCCGGCATGATGCACATCGACCCAGACGTAACCGAAGACAAGTACATCGTCACCAAGCGTGACGGCACACCCGTGGGCGATGCCGTGGTGATCCGGTTGAAAGACCCTTTCGCCGCCACCGCCTTGCACACCTATTGCAGTGCCATCCTCACCGTGCTGGATCTCATGCGGAACGACATGGATGAGGACGAGTACCAGCGGATGCTGGACATCGCCGACTACTTCCACCAGCAGGCGGTAGAGTCTTCAAAAATCAAGGGGAAGAGGTTGCCAGATTGAAGTGGATTATTTGGCGGTGGCGACACTGGCGTGCCCGACACTGGGAGTGGAGGGCCTGGATGGGTTGCCTGGAGGGGAAGGGCGACTGGGGCCAGTACATGCGAGCCAAGCGGCGCGCCGAGCAGATCTACATGGACCCGCCTAGGAGAACACCACGGCCAGGACGACGCCCAGGCAGAGTCCCAACACCACCACCACCACGGTCATGACCATGAAGAGAACGAAGAAGGCGGGCCTATTGCATCGTGCGTCGAACCGCATCCTCTGCCTTGTCAGGATCGACTCGACGTAGAGACTCAGCCCTCTCGGCCCCGAACAGCCGGCTCAGCACCCCGGCCTGGGCACGCCCCTCCACGGTCACCTTCAAGAAGTCCCGGTTGTCCTGGATCTCCTTGACCGACATGGTCATCTTCATGAATCGGTCTAACTCGGACGAAAGGTTCGCATCGGGGTATCCGCCCTGAAGCTCCTCCGAGAACCGGGCAAAGGCGATCCTCTGCCCCTGAAGCTCCAGGAGAGAGTGCAGGATGCCCAAGAGTTGGTCACGGTTGCGGATCTCGATGGGGATCGAGTACTTGCACTGAGAGCCTGACTCAAAGAGCGGGCAGACCACGGCCAGGGAACAGGAGTCACAGGCACGCACGCTGGCCTGCCCCGTTACCGCCACCTGGCTGGTGACCTCGACGGTGCCGGCCCCGTCTGGGTTGGGCACGGTGGAGGTCACCGGGCGGAAGGCGAACACCGGCATGACCTGGCGGTCGTCTGACCCGTTTTGATGCACTTCCAGGCTCCTATGACCAACTACTTCAACGGGGTCCGAGCCGTTATCGGAAGATCTTCCCATATCTCCATGAGTTGATCCCGGCCCCTCCATGGACTCCTCCAGACGACGCCAGGCCCAGATGGTGTACCGGGCCACCTCCTTGGAGTCGTCCTTCAGGATCCGCTCCGCGTCGAAACCGGCCTGGGCGAAGTGCTGAGCGTACCGGCGGCGGATCTTGGCCTTCTCATCAGCCGGGTAGCGGCGCAGCCGGTTCTGGTCCCACACCACCGTTTCCCCGAACCGGGTGGGGGAGATCCAGGACGAGGAAACGATGGTGCTGTAGAGACCGCCAGGCTGATCATAGGGGTGGCTGAAGGACAGCCCGTGCAGCGAAATCCTCGTGCGCCTGACCAGGCCCGACAGTACGTTGGCGGTCCTGGGCGTGATAGGAGGCACACCCAGGTTGGGGTGCGCCTCGACCATGTCCCGAAGCAGGGGCGCACCCCAGGTCTCGCGCCAGATGGGCACCAGCTTCTCGTCAGCCAGGCCCTCCCAGACCTGGCGCTGGCGTAGCACCCAGTCCAGGCCCAGGCCCAGGGCGTCGTACTCGGTGAAGTAGGCCAGCCGGTCGATGTTCTCCCGCACGAAGTCGAAGTAGCCGGCGAAGAACTCCTCGTGCTGCTCGACGCTCCAGCCCTTCTTCTCGGTGGCTGAGGCCCCCGACACCAGGAACAGCTTGGCCTCCTGCGGGAAGTGCTGGGCCAGGGTCCAGGGCTTCTCCTGGGGCAAACGGGGCTTGAGGTGGAGGTAGTTGATGGCGACGTGGGGCACATGCTCCTGGGCCAAGAGCTTCCTCCAGGTGGGCACCTCAGCCCCGGCGAAGTACAACTCAACGCTCATTGCTCTCCTCATCCCCACCCGCCCACTGTGATCCCTGGAAGGCTGAGTTACGGTTCACGCCCCAGCGACGCTTGACCTCCTGCCGCTCTTGTTTGAACCTACCGGTTCGCGTATTGGTTATCTGGCGCGCCTTCTTGTACACCCCTGCCCGATGTTCTTCGGGAGTAGCACCACGGCTCGACCATCCCTCTATGCGAGTGCTGAAGACCTGCTGGTGTGCAGGTAGGTACTCATCCAGCATGGGTCGCTCATGTCGTTCCTGGATAGCGCCACGCTCCAGAGATTCACCCTTGTCAGGAGGGACGTTCTGCGCCCCTAGAGCCTGTCGATACTGGGATATGGGGCTGACTGAGAACTTCTGCCAGTCACGGGGGCCACCACGGCCCAGGTAGGTGTGTTCGCGGGGATCGATACGCCCATGCCAACGAGCGGTGCGAGTATCTTCCCGGTAGTGCCCTACGGCAAAAGCGTCGGCAAATCCTTCCTCTGTTCCCATCTGTCTAGGATCACGGTATTCGGATGACGGTCTCTCGGTCATGGCCGAAACGTGGTGACCCAGTTCGTGCAGGAGGGTCATCTCTGAGTGAGGGTCAACCGGTCCTCGTTGTTCAGGGCGCTTGACATCAGAGGGATAGGAGAACGGGATGTCAGGCCGATCCTCAGTCGGCCACGAGGTTTTTTCGGGTGACTCCTTGGTGACGGCCAACTGGATGGAGGTGTGTTGTCGATGAGGCGGGCCGTGGTATCTGCCGGCATACTCCGGGTTTTCGGGCTGCATGGAGATCTCCGACAGACCCTTGAGCGACTCCGGGTCCACCGTGGAACGTGCCAGGGTGTCCACCAACTTGGACTTAGCTCGCTCCAGGCTCTGTGCCAGTTGGATGTGCTTAGTAGCAGCGTTACGTTTTTCCGGGGGAGGCAGAGGCACCCGAGATGGCCCGAAGGGGTGCTGATTAGGTTCTACGGCAGGGCGAGTCCCAGCTTCTGGATCCATCGGATCTCTAGCTACATGCTTGATGAACATGTGGGTTTTCGGACCCTCTGCTCCAAAGGCATACCTCGTACCGGGCTTTATCGTGCCCTTGACGCCCTGGAAGATGGCCTGGAACTGGCGAGAGCGGTTCAGGCTGTAGCCACGAGGGCCGATCTCGTCACCAGTCTTGGGCAGAGTGCCCACGTCGAAGAGCGTGCCCTGCTGGGCATTGCCCTTGAACGGCCCGGTGAACCCCGGTGTGGTACGGGTGGCCTTGCGGCCCTTCTTAGGCATTACGGCTTGGTGGTGGGCGTCCCTGCCGTGATGGTGATCTCGGTCATGTTCCCGGCCACCACGTCAATGGCAAGGCTGCCGATGAAGTCGCCGGTCCCGTCCTGGTCGACATCGTTGGTGACCGTCACTGCCGCGGAGCCAATGGGGCCTACGGCGGTTGCGGTGGCGTGGGAGGAGTCGGTCATGTTCACCGAGACAATCGAGGTGTCGGAGGAAGACCAGGAGGTATTGCCGGTGATATTCACCGGGTTGCCATAGTTGTCTTGTCCGCTGATGGAAAGCTCAACCTGCTGGTCAGCGGTCAGTTGCATGAGTACGTCCTCATTTCCTGTATATGGGATTCCTGGGAACCCAGGTATGGGTTGGTGCTGCTTCGGGGCCACCGGCCCCAAGTGCCACCTCCACCGGATCGGAGGCGGCTTGGGGATGACCTGCGTGTGGGTCCACTTGTCGTAACCCCAGGGCGCATCATGGCTCACGCCGGCTGCCATTCCCCGAGAGTCCCATGAAGCTGCAAATGCTTCGGTAGACGCTCCCCTAGAGAGCGCGCCCAGGCTTCCCCAGAGGTGGTACGGAACGAGGAGTGCCGTGGTGGCGTTACGCCCCTGGTCTCGGTAGCGACACTATGAGCATGGCGGTACATAGCCGTTGCCACACCCTGACGCTGGTGTGCAGGGTCAACGTACATGCCCAGGATCTCACCGGTCTTGTGGTGCCAAGAGATCGATCCCATGGGTCGATGACCGGGGTCCGCGCTTGAGCCGGCATAATGCTCCCGCTCCTCAGGGCGGGCCTTGGCCCAGTCGGTGCCAACATGCTCAGGTGCCCATGCCTCGACGGTATGAGTCGGTCGACCACCCATCTCCTTCGGGTTGGCCTTGAACATCTGGAACTGCTCCGGGTTGAGTGCCTGGTGGCTCATTTGTACCCCTGACCAGGCCAGAACTGCTGCTCGTTTGTCACGGGAGGCGACCAATACCGGGACGGCTCAGAGCGCGCTGCCACTTCTCCGGTGTGTTCGGGGTAATGCTTGGCAGCCCACTCCACGTTGGGGTGGACATACTCACCACGGGCCTTGGCAGCACCCACCATCTCCTTGTGGGTGGACAGGAAGCCGGCCCGTTGGGGGGCACCTATGGATATAGAGCCTTCGTCCTCCACCGCGTTCTTGTACCGATAGCCCTTCTCGGCCCCGCCCAGGCCAGTGTGGCGGATACTGCCCGGACCCTTTCGGAAGGGGTTCTTGGTGGGTTCTGGCTCCCGTTGGAACCCCTCCTCAAAGTCCCCAGTAGCCCGTAGCGGGAACACGCGACCAACCAGGCCCTCCTTCAGGCCCCTGCGCTTGACGTTGAACCGAAGACGCTGCATGGCTGAGAGCCGGGTGCCGGCGTGAAAGCCCTCTGCCCCTGCCCCCTTGGGGGCCTTGGGCTGGGCCTCCTTCATGACCCGAGCATGGAACCACGTCTGGGGATCAGCAGCGAACTGCTCAGGAAGCTGGTGGTGGGCGGGGATCGAAGGAAGCTCAGCCGGGTCGAAGAGTTGCCCCTGGATATGAGGTGTCCAGGCATCTGCGACATTGCCGCCCTTGGCCTTATGAGCCTCACTCAACCGACGAAAATCGGGCCTGCTCCGACCCTCCTCGTATCCCACCTGGGAGGCGGTACGTCCGAACTGCTCCGCGTTGAGGGCGCGCTGGCTCACATCCCCTCTTCTCCCTCTTCCTCACCCGCTCCCCCCATCTTGAACTGGGTGCCAGAGGGCATGCCGCGCACCGTGGTGAGGTCATGGTAGAAGGAGGGCCGAAAGATATTGGAGGTCATGGTCTGGGTACCGCGCACCTGGGTAGCCAACTCATCCGAGTTGCCCTGGGCCAGGAGCGACCTCTGGGTGTTGAACTGCTTTTCACTGATGGCACCTATGCTCATATGCGCTCCACCTGTTCCTCGTCAGAGAGCCGGGGATCACCGGCCTTTAGCTCCATCTGTCGGACCATCTCGTTATCGATGTCCTGCCAGGGCTTGGGCAGCCTCTTGCGGTCAGGCCGGTACTCCCCCCAGCGGTAGGCCGGGTTGGAGAACAGCAGCGATGGCACACCCATCTCACTCACCAGGAGGACAGTGGCCGGGTCTCCCGACACCACCAGGCCCAGGTCGACCCCCAGACGCCTCAAGTGAGCAGCATGCTCTGCCCGAAGCTGAGAATCGGACAAATCGGTCCATCTTGAGTCCCTGATTATCAAGTTCTCGTAGAAGGCCGGCTGGGTCATGCCGTTGATATGCAGCCAATGTTCGACCGCCTCCGCGCCGGCCTGGACGCTGCTGAAGAACAGCCGGTAGCCCGAGCGCAAGGCGTGGGCCAGCTTGACCCCGTCCACGATGGGATAGAAGCCGTGGAGGACACTGCTCTCCCCCAGGACACCCTCGATAGCGACCAGGGCCACGCTCATCAGTCGTCCCTCAGCGGGTTCCAGGCGGCTTCTTGCTGCTTGGGCAGAGGGCCTCCCACGGCCCGCGCCCAGGCGTCACCCTTCTTGGTCCGGTGAGGCGAATGCTCAGGCGCGACGTAGGGCAGCAACTGGCGGCTGACGTGCCACATGGCTGAGGCGATGCCCTGCCGACGATAGGCCGAATCGACGTGTAGCTCATCGATCTCACCCTGACCCACCGCAGGATCACGGACTTCCTCACCATACCTATTCGTCCTGACGCGTTCGGGCTTGGCAGGACCGGCGTGCCAGGTCATGTGCCCGATCCCGGCACGCTCGTCAGCGTCAGGAATCGAAGCGTGGATTACTGCTTCGTGCTCATCCCTCTTCCGCCAGCCGAATCTGACATCAGGTTCCTGGGCTGCCACCTTGTGCAGGGCTTCACCTACACCACCAGGAATCCCGGTGTGACTGGGATGGATCACCAGCACGTTCTCACGTTGACGGGCCATCGTCTTAGCCCGTTGGCGGCGTCTGCTTGCCATCAGCTTGTGTACTGGCTGGCTCTGGATCCCGGACTCTGGACATTGTCCGGGCCGTAGGGGTAGGGCTGGGTCTGGCCGTAGCGAAGCTCCCAGGACCGGCGTAGGAGGCTGGGCCAGTCACCAGGGTGACGAGAGCCGTTGGCCCCGTCGTAGAACTGGCTGATGTTGGTGGCCCGTGGGGTGCGGCCCTCGAGAAGCTTCGCCTTGCTAACCTTTCTCACTTGACCCGTCTGACCTTGATCTTGGTGTCACCGCGCTCCATGGCCCCAGCCACCCGGTGGTGACCATCGAGGACGTAGTACTTGCCCCGGAACGGGGCTACCAGAGGATCAGTGCCGTCATCAGCCCCTCTCTGGGCGATGCTCTGCACCTTGGCCGAGTCCAGCTTCCCTTGAGTAGCAACGACCTTGTCTAAACGCACGGTAGTCCGGGGCATTTTCCGGTTTGGTTTTTTCTCAAACTGCTGGGTTGAGAATGGGATCGACACGCCCCAAGCCTAGGTGCCCCAGGTCGCGCCACCCCGGCCACCTAGGCTGGATCTCGTGTCCGATGCTCAGGTTGCCCACGGGTTCTGCTACCTGTGCAACACCGCCATCGACGCCGACGTGCAAGCACATTTCGACCAGGAGCATCCGGCCCGAGCCGTCAAGCCCAAGGAGCCAATGCTGTCCTGGGAGCATCGGACCAGGAACGTCCTGGGCGGTCTGAGCCAGATGATGGAGGAGACCGACCCAGGCCGGCAGATCGAGATCATCGATGAGGTGCTGAAGGATCTGTACCTCGTCCGAGCCAATCTGGCCCGACTGAAGGGCACACCCGTCAAGCGAGTGAAAGAAGGATGACATGGGCGTAGTGGACTGGCGGGCCTGGACGGCACAAGGCGGCGGATCGGTACCGACTGCCCCCAACCCGCCCGGTACCCCGTATGTGGGCAACACCGTGTTCCCCGGTGTGGGGCCGATCTTCGACCTCATCAACATGACCACCTCGATCCCGCCCTACCCCGGCCTGGCTAGCCCCGGCAACTGGGTCACGGTCAACGCCACCGACCCCTTCGGGGGCTGGACCGACCAGAAGGCGTTCGTAGCCAACAGCGCCGGGGCACAGGTGCCCGTCATGAGGCCCTCCCTCCCTGGCCTGACCGCGCCTTAGCCAATGCCCAGGGAGTCCATCCGGGCCGAAGCGACCCGGAGGGACATCAGCTACTACGCAGTCCGCAACGAGCGGGAGAAGGCCCGCGGCTACGACAGCTACTCCCAGGCACGGGAGGAGCGCGCCCGTAACGCCATGCTCAAGCTGCACCCCCAGTACGTGCGGCCTGAGGACTTCCCCCTGGTCTCCGACGAGGAGCCACACGGCACCCAGGGGCCATTCGGCCCCACCCCGGATCCGGCCTGGGACTACTACTGGCCCACCAGGACGATCAACCCTCCTAGACCCCGGACCCTCCAGGCGCGCTACTCCCGGAACCTGCAACAACTGGAGGTCATTTTCCGCGATGGCACACCCTGGCACTACTCCAACGTGCCCCCCAGGATCTGGAACCGCTTCAAGCGGGTGGAGTCTCCTGGGCGATACATCAACGCCGTCCTGAACGCTTACCCCTACGGTCAAGGCGGCTGGGGGAGCATTGAGTAGCCATGGCGAAGAAGTGCGATCCGCCCAAAAAAGCCCCGGTGCTGAATGAGCGGATCGACGCTCTTTTAGCCCAGATCGACCAGGCCCTGGAAGAGAACGAAAAAGCTCTTGGAGATCCACCCCGACAGCCGAGACCCAGAGGAAAACGACTGGGTACTACCCCACCTCCCCGACGCTTCCTCAGTTCCTGACAACACCAAGTCCTGGTCGATTTTCTACTTCTGGAGCGGCCAGCCCAACCCCTGGCAACGCCGGCTCTCCGTAGCCCTGACCCGAGAGATCACTCCTCCTTGGCGGCACGGCCTGGGTATCATGCTCAGGAAAAAACATCATGCCTACGCGTCAGGCGTCTGGATTCGTGGGAAACCACCCCGTATCCTGAGCGACTCCCCCCTGGAGCGGGACTGGCATGACGCCGTGGCTAGAGCGAGTGATCTGGAGAGTGGAGTTGAACGGAACTGAGGCTTGGCAAAAAATCACTGCCTCCAACGGCAGCCTCAAGCTGGGGAGAGTGGGCTATATCCCGGTCTACAACGGGGGCACCTGGACGTGGTTCAGGAACACTGCCGTCATCTGGCCGGGGATGGAGTACTCGTCTAACCCCGAGCGCGTCGACAAGCTGCGGCAGAACGCCCTGGAGCTTCTAGCCGCCTTCCCTGACACCATCCCTCAACTAGAGAAGCTGGGGATCAGGGTCAAGGGCCTCCTGAACAAGCAGATCAAGACCCAGGCCGACATCGAGGCGTGGGCCAACTCGATCTTCAACACCGGGCCAACCAACGGGCTGCCGGCTCACGTCCAGGACGCCCTGTCCCTGGCCGGCAGCGACTTCAAGATCGTGGTGCAGACCAAGCCGGCCCAGTACGTCCTGCCGGCGGTGCCCCTGGAGTCGGAGTCCAAGGCCACCCTGGACTTCAACACACCGGGATCCCGGACCAAGTTCGGACCCCGGCACACCTTCACCAAGACAGCCTTCTCCATCCCACCTCCTGGAGCCAACAAGACCCCCTCCGAGCGGCCTCGTGGCCGTCCCAGGAAGGACGGCCTGGTGCCGGGGTCCAAGGAGGCCAGGGCGGCTGACAAGGCCAAGCAGAGGGAACTGGAGAAGGCCCGAGCCAGGCGGCTCAAGGAGCGAGAGGCCAAGAAGCGGGTGAGCAAGCCCGAGCTAGCCACCATCACCGAGCTTCCACAGCGGCGACGCCTGGTCAGGGTGGGCAAGTCAGCCAGTGTCAGTTCTTAAGGACTGGCGAAGAGATCGACGCGACACCGGGTTCTGGAAGAAGGCCAGGGACCGGTCAGCCTCCCTGCGGGAGCCGGAACTCGTCAACGAGGTCGACCTGATCCTCATGCAGTGCGGCCAGACCATCTCCCGGTACCGACAGCTTGCCGATGACCGAGAGACCCAACTCGATCAGCTACTGGAGCTACGCCTGCACCTGGAGGCGTGCCTGGGCATGCTGGAGAACCTGATCCCTGCTGATTGACGCGCCGGCCAGAGGGGCAGGAGTAGAGGCATGCCCGAAGAGAACGAAACCGAGACCCCCTACGAGAGCCAGACCGTGGCTGAGTTGAAGGACGAGCTAGCCGAGCGGGATCTGCCCAAGACCGGCAAGAAGGAAGATCTCGTAGCCCGTCTGGAAGAGTCCGACCAGGGCAGCGACTCAGAGGAAGACCAGGATGGCTCCCAAGACTCCGGTGGCGATGAATCCTGAGGCCACTCGGTCTACGGTCACCTTGTCGTCAGCCAGGATGAGAATCCCGACGATCAAGATGGCAATAACACATGCCACGGCCAGCACTCGGAGGAAGGGAGAGTACGCCGCGGGAGCGTTGTACCAGTACCGACGCTGACCAGGCTGTCCAGGTGCGGGAGCAGTAGTCATATGCCAAGGCTAGTTGTGGGTAAGTACTGCCCATGGCTCTAGCTGGATTGCTTCTCATCGTCGGCTTGGTCTGCTTGCTGTTCGTGAGTTGGATCATCGGCGTCATCCTGATCGTGGCTGCCGTCTGCCTAGCTCTGTTCTGGGCGGCACCGACCTTCCGGGGCGGCTACACCGGCACGCGGAGGTACTACTGGTAGCTCCTGCTTACACCCTCAGTTTTCTTCGACTGGGTCATGCTCGACCCAGTCGAAGGCACCGTCCCGGCCCACGATGAACCCCTCGTAACAGGGTTCGACGCCGGCCTCGTGGACGACGATGCAGCAGGCGCACTCGGCCCGGTGCCAGGTGGCTTCCTTGCCTTTGAAGGCCAGCTTCTCGATGCACTGGCCCACGGCCTCTGCCTGGGTGAAGGGCATGGTCACGTCCCCGAACGGGTGAGGGATGGTGACCATCAGTTCACTCATCGTCCCCTCCTCACCAGCCGGCGAACCGGCGTCGGCTTGGGAGGATCCGGGGCCTCGTGGTTGGCCCAGTAGCACTTGCGGAATGCCTCGACGGCGCGCAGGTAAGCGCGAGCGTGGGCATAGGTGCCCCTGGTGGGGAAGCGGTGCCGTGCCTCAGCTTCCATGTGTTCCCAGACAGCCATGAAGGCTCCAGAGTCAAGCTGGAGCAGGTAGGTGGGCTTGGTGGCATCGTGCAGCTTGCCCCCGGTCCCGTTAGGAACCGGAGGCGGGCCGAGATGCTTGGGGAACTCACTCTCGTAAGTGGGCTGTTCCATCTACCCTCTCAGTCAGCGACGAAGTTGAAGTACACCCGCGGGTTGTGGGTGAACTCTAGCGACCCCTTCTGACCATCCGACTTGCGTCGAACGACGACGAAGGGAGCGGCGAAGCCCAGCACCTCAAACTCCTGACGCAGGGCGTCGGTGTCCCAGGTGGGTTGGTCAGTGATTATGGTGGCAGCGAGATCGACTGCCGGTTGCCCGGTCTCGATCATCTCCCTGCGGATGTCATCGGTGTTAGCCATGAGTACAGCATATCATAGTGAGCAGATGGATGTGCGCTGTTCCGGTGTGACGTACGTCACATAATCTACCTCACATGCTGCCAACACTCTTCACATGCGGTGTGGTAAACTGTCCACATGGCAAAAAACTACCACGTATACATTGACCGACAGACTGGCACCTGGGGGATGGAGGGTGACCTCGTCACCGCCGAGATCCCTGAGGAGACAGTCAACTCCATGGAGTCCATGTCCGACAGTCAACTCATCAAGCTCGCCTACCAGTGGGAAGACGCAAAGAACGCACCGAAGAGTCGCTTCACTGAAGAGGAAAGGAAGGCTCTCCAGGCACAGAGCGCGGCCCTGACCAAGGCACTGCTGAAGAAGAGGCCACGATGAACTGGGTCTACGACGACGGTGGCCGCAAGGCTGCCGGCTGGAAAGGATCGGCGGGCGACTGCGTGGTGCGAGCCATCGCCATCGCCACCGAGCTTGGCTACAACAACATCTACGAGACCATGAACGAGGTGGTCAAGCTGGAGCGACCCGGCAAGGGCACAACGCGCTCTAGCTCTCGCAACGGTGTGTCCAAGCGAACATGCCGCCGGTTCATGGAGCAACTGGGCTGGACATGGGTGCCCACCATGAGCATCGGCAGTGGCACCACGGTCCACTTGAAGGAGGGCGAGCTACCGATGGGCCGGCTCGTAGTGGCCTGCTCCAAGCACTACACCGCCGTCATCGACGGGGTCATCCATGACACTGGTGATCCCAGCCGGGACGGCACCCGCGCCGTGTATGGCTACTACTACAAGGAGGCGGCGTGAAGATCACTATCCAGACCCCCAAGACTGACCCGCGGATCAGGATCGAGTCGGAGTACGGCACTGCCGTGCTTCGGCCCGTTGACCTGATGAACTCCGAAGTCCTGCTCATCAACGCCTTCGTCAAGGGCAAGGTCGAGATCAATCTAGAAGACCTAGCAACATGACCACGTTCACTCATACATGTGGTACCATGTAGCCATGGCAATCCAACTACCACCACCGCAACAGAACCCGAAGTACGCCGGCTACCTCCTCGACTCTCAGAGCTACTGGGCTGGGCTACGCGGCTCTCCCAAGCCGCCAGCCCCCTCGTTCCGCCAGGTCAAGAGCCGGCGCAGACTAGGGCGCTACATGGATCCCTACGGATGCGAAGCCCTGATGCAGAGCCAGAAGCACCACTGGGAACGCTGGTACACCGGCATGCTCATCGCCTTCGGCAGCGCGGCGGTCTTCGGTGGAGTCGACGCCGTCTTCGTCTTCGTGGCCCTGCCTATCTACGCCCTCTGGTACCTGGCGGTGCGGGCACGCTATCGCCGCCGCTACGACCGCTACTGGGACATCCAGCAGGAGATCGAGCGCACCGGTCAGCCGGTCTGGGTGCCCTACGACAGGTACCGCCGCCGGCTGATCGATGTCTATCCCACCGCGGTATGGCCGTGAGCGAGCCGCTGTCCCCCAACCTCATGACGATCCTGCGCTCCGAGCTACGCGCCGCCAAGGAGGCAGGCACCATCAGGGACTGGGTTGTCCGTAAGGGTGGTCGAGCCACCATCTATGTGGTGGGTGGCGGCAAGGTCTACACCACCGGCTGGCTGGACACCCTTACGTTCCTCAAGCACGAGCAGGAAAGACTTCAAAAAACCACTAACATGAAAGACAACCATGCCTGAAAAGAACAGCACCAAGCCCAACCCCACCAGGACCATCCGCCCCCCCAAGGTCATGAGCCGAGTCAAACTAGGCGACAGTCGAGAGGTTCGGGTCACCAGGATCACCACCGGGGGGAACGACGACTACATCAGAGTCGGCATCAACCTGCTCCCCAACGGCCAGAACATGAGCGGCGCGGTCTTCCCGGCCAGCTACCTGGACGATGTCATCGCCGCTCTCAGAAAGGCGGGCTGATGAAGACCCGCTGTCCTTACTGCGCCAAGAAGGTGACTCTGACCAAACTGGGCAAGCTGTACACCCACAATGACCCAGCCACGAAGAAGAGATGCAGCCGTTCTGGAGGGAGGCCGAACTGATGGCTGACCAGGATGATGAACTCCAGGAGATGCGCTGCCGCGCCTGCGGGGTGTTCATGGGCTACCGACGCCGCATAGGACGGTTCGTGTTCTGGTGCTGCGAGGACTGCTCCGAGACCCCCATGTCCAAGTGGGACGAGTCCCAGATCCGGGACGAGACCATCGTCGCCATGTTCCTCGACGGCCAGGGCATCATGGAGATCTCCCGCAACCTGAACAACTGGCCGTACCAGTACGTACAGCAGACTCTGGCTCGCCGGGGCCTCCAGGAGTGGGACACCAACGAGCGCATCCGACCCCAGGTGGAGGAGGAGGAGGAGGAGCCGGCACCACCTCGCCGGGTGCTGGTGCGTCAGGCGTCCTGATCCGCTACACTGCAAAAAGCGGTACCTTTCCGGTCGCTTGTCGGTCTCCGGGGACGGTGTTGCGGTCATGGTGTGGTAGCCATGGTTAGCCATGCAAGAGGCCCCCTCCAGGGGGGCCTCTTCGCGTCCAGCCTGGAAAAATCAGGCGAGAGACCCGAGGGTTCCGATGTTGGCTTTCTCCTGGTCACCGCCGTGGGTACCGATGTTCCCCATGAAGGCATGGGTGATCTTGGAGACAGGATTGTCGTTGAAATCATGTGTCATGCCTGGAAGCATCTTGCTCAGGCCACCCAGACCCTCACCAGCGCCACCAGCCTCTGCGCCACCCTCCAGTAGAGGTGCTGCTGCTTCAAGAAACGCCATGGCTTGAGCCTAGTGCCCATGTCGGGTGACACAGGGGGTGACCAGGCCATGGGTAAAACTTGGGCATGGCTGATGACCAGTACCAGAACAGGACCGTGGAAGAGCTACGGGACGAGCTTCGGAGCAGAAGCCTCCACACCTCAGGGAACAAGGACGAGTTGATCAGCCGGCTTCAGCAGAACGACGCCGACACTGCGCCCAGTGAAGGCCAAGAAGCCGGTCGCCCCACCCAGGCTGAGATCGAGCAGGAGGCTGCCGGCACCCCGATGGGCACCCAGGCTCAGGCTGAGCAGGAGGCTGCCGGCACGCCCCAGGGCACCCAGGCCAGGGCCGAGCAGGAGGCCGTCGATAGGGGTGAAGTCGAGGCCGGGGCAGTAGAGGTGGCCGTCGACCCCTACAAGCGGGTCTACAGCCCTGACGAACTGCCGGCCAACACCGCTGCCGCCCAGCAGTTCATCGAGCGCAACCCGGAGTCCGTAGACCTGGGTCTACAGCTACCTCCTGAGCAGCACGCCATGGCCCAGGCCAACATCGCGGATCACGTCGAGACCATGGCTGCCAGCGGCGTCATCGTGGAGGATCCCCGCCTGGAGGGCTACACGCCTCCCGTAGCTGAAGAGGAGGAAGTGGCAGAGGGCGAGGAGAGAGAAGGAAGGGGACCGACCGAAGCCGGGGCAGCAGCGGAGGCCGAGCAGCAGCAGCGGGAAGTGGCGGCAGAGTCAGAGCCAGAGCCAGAGACAGAGCAGGACCGACAGGCTGGATACGGGCAACAAGCTGAGGACGTGCCCGCGCACACGCATTCTGATCCCGAAGCAGGACAAGTCACAGAGGAGAATGTGTAATGCCCTACGATCCCGCCACCCTCCCCTACATCATCAACGTCAAGGAACTGCCGGCCAACCAGGCTGCCGCTGCCCTGGTGCAGCCCAAGATCGTCAGCGCCAGCCAATGGTGCATGTCGCCGTACTACACCCCCAACTGGGGGCAGATGAACGTGGCCCCCAACCAGCCGGGACCGGGCGCGCCCACCACCTCTCCAGGCCAGGCCATCAGCCCGGTGGCGACGGCCTCTGTCACCTGGCCGGATGCCCAGATCATGGAGCGTGACCTGGCTGCCAACACCGCCCTGAACGCCGAGAAGACCCGGCTGACCAACTCCAGCACCGGCAACACCAACGCCATCAATGCCATCAACGGCATCACGGGCGGGGCACCGAGCGTGGGCACCATCAGCCCCACCACGGCAGTCCACGGCGCAGCCACCCCAGTCACCATCATGGGTGGCGGCTTCAGCGTGTCGGCTCCGAGCGTGACCATCGGTGGCGTGGCTTGCACGTCAGTGGTCGTAGTCAACGACGGCGAACTGACCTGCACCACTGGCACCACCAACGTGGCAGGCCCGCCGGCAGTCGACGTGAAGGTGACCACCACGGGCGGCTCTGCCACCCTGGCCGGCGGTATGACCTTCACCTAGTGGCAGTCCAGCGCGGCGTCCGCACTCCCCAGGAGCTACGTCCCTCTGGGCGTAGCTTCCTGGTGGAAGACGCCAGCGGTCCTCCTTGCTTCCGGGACCGCTGGGGGGAGTGGATCTGTGGGCACCCCCACGATGCCTCAGTGCCCCTGGAGGACGCCTACCAGTACCTGGAGGGCTGGACTGCCCAGAGTCGGCTGTAGGCGGTCACAGCGACGTGTAGGGGCCTCTGTAGACAGTCCTCAGCCTTCCTGGTGAGCAGCAGCCTGTCGCGCCATCTGCATCTGGAAGGAGACCATGGCCTCCGCTGCCTTGAGGCCGGCGAAGTCAGCCAGGACGTTCGCCAGGGCCGGGTAGACATCCTTGGGGCCAGCGATGCGCTGGGCCATGAACCGCTCTTCAGTGTCCAGGACCGCCCTGGAGGAGCCATCCAGGTCGACCACCACCAGGAACAGGGTGAGTACCTGCTGGGGCGGCGGCTCCGAGCCGTTGAGGTCAGTCAACTTCGCCTGGCGCTCTCTTGTACATGCCGGCGGCATGGCGGATGGCCGTGGTCACCTGGGTCTCCACCGGGCAGAAGTCACAGAGGTAGACGGCCTTATCCCTGGGCCAGTTCTTCCCGGTCAGCTTGCGCCCGTCGTCGCGGTAGTCGATGCAGTCGGTGCCCTTGGGCCGGCGGTGGATGTTGTAGCACCGCATGGCATCTTCTTTGTAGGTGTCCTTGGTGGCGTAGAACTCCGGGTGGAAGCCAGTCCACCGCTCGCCCAGGCCCTTCAACACCTCGTCCCGGTGGGCCTGCCAGAAGGTGTAGCGACCCTTGCACTTGACGCAGTTGCACGCCTCCTCCGACGCCACCAGGAGGGCAGCGGTGTCGTCCTTGGTGTCATGGGCCTGGACGTGCCGGCGCACGAGGTTGTCCAGGAGGGGATCCTGGGCCTCAAGCTTGGGCGAGCCGTTGTAGAGCGGGAGTTCCTCGATGGTCTTGCACTCCCGGCAGACCAACAGACGTGGCATCAGGTGACAGGGGGAATGAAGCCCACGCCATGGGAGAAGCGGCCATCGGGCGTGCGCTTCTCCGGGGCCTCAGCCACACCGAAGCCGTTGGTGCCATGGTTGAGGGCCAGCCTGTCGGCTCGCTGGAGCCGGCGGTCAGGGTCCGGGTAGTTGGAGCGGTCGCGGATGACACGCTTGTAGGTGCCATCGACCATGCCGTCTATGAGTTCGGCATTCATGCTGCGGTCTCTGTTCTCAGCCATGCGTCCTCCTAGGGGACCACCGCTGGATCAATGGGTCCAGCGCCAGCAGTCTTGATCAAGTTGCCATCGTCTGCGCCAAGAGGATCATCCGCCGGGGCGTCGTTGAAGTCCTTTCGGGCCTTGGCCCGATTGATGAAGTGCTGAGCCAGGGGGCCACCCAGGTCACCACCGAGCTTGAGGGCCTGGGACAGGCCCAGGATGCGTCCCGGTCCCGCTCCTGGTGAGGGTGCCAGGCCCTCGATGGGGCCGATCCCTTCGGGCGCTCCCCGACCTCCTCCGAACAGATCAGACATGTGTCCTCCTACCAGACATCTTCCACACCTACGTTACGCGCTGCGCCCTGCCAGCCGGCTACCCCGCCCGAGAGATCCCAGCGACGATTCGGGTAGCTCCGGTTCACGTCGAGGGCCTCCTGGATGGTGGCCTGGCGATCCTGGTAGGGGGCGTACCCGTACCGGGGCGGGAAGGGATCGCCCAGAGTAGGGATGGGGGGCCGCACCTCAGCCACGATCTCCTGGCCGGGGATCATGGCCGTCCGCAGGGCCGCGGTGACCAGTAGCTCCTGGGAGGAATAGTTGGGGCCAAGCTCCTGGTAGATGTCGCCAGAGTTCTGAAGGCGCACCGGGCGCGGGCCGTCAATCACTGGTCAGATCCTAGGTGACCTGGAAGATTGGGCCGGTGATGTCGGTGCCATCCACCGTCACCACGAGGGGCCAGACACCCTTGCCGGTATCGAGTGGCGTGTCTGCCGTGACCTCAGTGTCGCTGACCACGTTGAGGTTGGTGCAGTCAAGATCATTCAGGGCGACATTCGTGGTCCCGCTCAGTGCTACCCCAGAGATAGTGATGGTGGTGCCCTTGCTACCGCTGGTCGGATCCACTCCGCTGATCACCGGCTGTGAAGGTGGAGTGTCTGCCGAGTACGGATAGAAGATCCTCGCCACCTCAGAGAACATATTGTCGGTGTGGGAAGTGATGTCCTCGTCAGTGATCTTGGACGAGTCGATGGTGCCGTCGCCGTTGTCCACGATGTCGCTGAAGTTCGGGCCAGCACAGATGGAGTTCAGCAGGACGACAGTCTGCAACGGCTCCTGCTTCAGCAAGTCGTTCGCCAGTGCCGCTATGGCAGGATCACTGTCCTGGTTCTTGAGGTTGGCTGTGTAGTTGATGCAGGCCCGTGATCTCCTCCCGAAGTTCACGTCCTCAGTCAGCAGGGCGTAGGTCAGATAACTCACATGTTCCTCCTTTTAGCTCGTCCCCAAGTATTGCGCCCACATGTGGCAACGATCCCCGGTACCAACCGTCATCACCAGGCTTGCTGTCGTGTACTCAAATACGACGTTGACAGCCGCATTGGCTGCCGTAATCTGTGTGGTGGTGTGAGCTACACGCAGCGGGAAGCCAGTGCCAGGCATCTGGTTGGTAGATGATCGACTCGCCCCCACATAGTAACCAAGGACTTGATTCACTGCCGTATTGTTTAGCTCAATAACCGCCCCAAACATCCAAATCCCGCCAATAGGGACCGTGATGCCGGTGCCATTGTACATGCCATATTTGTCTTGGCCCGCTACTGCTCCGTCCCACGGCATTGCCACCCCGTTGGGGCTAGCCGGGAGGGTGTAGGCAGCGGTTCGGGTAATCCGGCAGTACAGCACATCCCTGGCTCGATGCCAGTTGCCACTGTCCACACCGTTCTTCGCCACCCACACATCGCCATAGGGGTCGGTGTAGACCTGGATGGCGCTGCCCGAGGTGACCGGGGCAGGCAGCGGAATGAGCGGAACGTAAGCAGCAAACTCAGTAGTTGACATCAGCCCGTCCCTAGATAGCTCACTGACAGCCAGCACCAAGTCGGGCTTCCGGCAGCCACCGATAACGCCATGGTCCCGCTGGCGGTCACTTGGGTCAGCACATGAGAAGCGGCGTTCGTAACCACATGGTTGAACGTCACACTGGCCGACCAAGTGCCGGATGCGATGGCCGAAGCGTTCTGTGCCGCTCCGAGGAGTAGTTCTGACCCAACCGGCCCAACATAGGCACGGGTCATCATCCACTGTGCCGCTACCGTCGCCACGAAGCCAAGTTGCATGGTGACGGCGAACGCTCCGGTGACGAGGAAAGCGATCCCGCTGCCATCACTCATCCCCCAGGCGTCCCGATACACCCCGTCCATCGGCACCAGGGTCAAGGTGCCGCTGTTGCAGTTGAAAGCGGCATTGCGGTAGACCCGAGCATGCAACACGTCCCTGGCTCGCTTCCAGGCTCCCCCTGCCGTGCCATTCTGCGCCACCCACAGGTCACCCAGCACATCAGTGAAGGTCTGAAGCCCACTGCCTGACGTGACCGGAGGTGGCAGGTTGATCATGGGCGCGTAGCTAGGTACTTCGATAAAGCTCATCAGCCCGTCCCCATGTAGTTGAAGAATCCATAGGTGAGTAGTCCGTTGGCAACACCAGCCAGAGAAGCTGCTGAACAGATGATCTGCGGCTGTATGGTGTCAGTAGCGTTCAGGGGCTGTGAATCGGTCACTGAAAGGGTGACGTTGCCCGCCCCCACAGCATAGACACGGTTTTGGCTCCAGCCAAACGCCCCATTGTTTAGACCCGTCAACTGAAACCACTGAGCGGCGGCTGTAGCCGTGCCACAAACCTGAAGGAACCACATATAGACACCGGCTACTGGTGCCGTGAAGGCACCCCCCGCCATAAGGCCGTATGAATCGCCACCCGTGTTCACCGTGTCATATGCGAGGACAACATTGGCGTTGGTGAAGTTGAAGGCTGCGGCCCGACTGTAGTGACAACGCAGCACGTCCCTGGCCCGGTACCAGTTGCCACCTCTGACCCCGTTCTTGGCTACCCACACGTCACCCAGAGGGTCAGTGAAGCTCTGAGTGGTGGTGCCCGACGTGAGGGGAGCCGGGGTGGGGATGGGATCGGCGTAGGTAGGAAAGCTCATCAGCTTGTCCCCAGGTATACGGCCCCAAATCGACTCGCATTCACACCGATACTCCCTGTCATGCCAACACTAGCGTTCACCTTGGTAGTGATTGTCTCCGTGTTAGCGAGGGCACGTTGGTAAATGGTGGCAGAGGTAAAGTTGGCGGCGGCACCGGCGTAGTTCTGGAACTGCGCTACCATGCTACCGCCAGTGTTAACGAGAACGCAGTTCAGCCATTGGTTGATCGCGGTCGCCGTCGCCGCTACGGAAAAGTTAAGCAGGTACAGTCCTGTGACCGGAACCGAGAACACACCAGTGTTGGCATTGTATAGGCCATAGAAATCCTCGATGACCTGATCCATAGCTACCGCCGACAACGAAGTTGGAGTCGTCCAGGCAGCCGCCCGATAATACTCACAATGCAACGCATCTCTGGCCCGCTTCCAGTTGCCCGAGTTCACCCCATTGGCAGCTACCCATACGTCACCCATCGGATCGGTATAGCTCTGGATACCTGACCCCGACGTAACCGGGGCCGGGAGAGGGATCGGGTAGGTGTAGTTGAGGAGTGTCATCAGCCCGTCCTATCCCATGAATACAGCATTGAAGTAGGTTTCAGTGCCGAGCCGAATACCTTGGGTAGTCAACGAACTCTGATTATTCAGTTGGAATGTGTCCCCTGCCACGCACAGATCGATGTATGTAACACTAGTCTCGGCATATCCAGAGCTGGTAATACCTACACGTCGCACTTCGGCACCGTTTTTAAATATTTGTGTAAAACCCTGGCCCGACGCACTCAGGTTCCACCCTAACCCGCCGTGAACCATGTACACACCAGCAACCGGGCAGGTATACAGACCGGTAGTAGTGTTGTAACAGTTGCCCTGATTGACAGGTGCCTGATCGAACACCACGATCTGTGAAGTGGCTGCTGTGCCAGATGAGTTAAGCGCAGCAGTCCGCACACCCCTGAAGGCATAGCGGGTGGACCCTGCGGTATCAACGTAGGATTTGCTCGCCATGTCGCCAGGGTTGACCGCCGCAGGAGTGCTAGGACCGATCATCACCACCGCGTTCACGGCGTTGGGCATGGACTGAGCCACGCTGATGCGGATGTTATTGGCGTCGATGATCTGAACCTGGGCCTGCACCAACTGGAGGGTGGTCGCGTCCCATAGCTGCACGATGATCTGGGTGCTGTTGAGCCTGTGGTTCAGGGTGTAGGGCGAGCCGGCCTGCACTGCCGGGATGGTCTGGTAGTAGGTCAGGTAATAGACATTGGCAGCCGTGGGTCCGGGCGTGCCACCTCCGCTGCTCACCACCACGTTGACGTTGTTGGGTGGGGCCGTGGCGAAGAGGACCGCTATGCGGTTGGCGTCGAGCGCCGTCACCTGGGCCTGCACCTGGAGCTTGGTGACCGCATCCCAGAGTTGCACCAAAGGTGTAGAGCTATTCAGGCTGTGGGTCAGGGTGTAGGTGGTCAGGGCAGCGGGACTGACGATGGCGGAAGTCCAGGGACCAGAGGGCGCGACACCAGAGGCGGCTATGCCGCCCGTGCTGATGACCACCGTGACGTTGTTGGGCGGGGCCTGGGTGAAGGTGACCGTGATGGAGTTGACGGTGGTCGCCACGATCTGACCCATGATCTGTGCCCTGGTCACGGCGTCGTACATCTGCACGATGGGGGTGGCGGTATTCAGACTGTGGGTCAGGGTGTAGGCGGTATTGGCGGCGGGCGTGGAGATGGTCCCAGTCCAGGGGCCAGTGGAGGTGGCCGTGCCTACCGCCGAGATGCCGCCTACCACCACCGTCACGTTGTGGGCCGGGGTGGCCGAGAAGGTGACCTGTACCTGATTGGCGTTGACAGCCACCACCTGACCGATGACCTGCACCAGCGTGACGGCATCCCATAGCTGCACGAAGGGCGTCGAGGTGTTGAGGTTGTGGGTCAGGGTGTAGGTGGTCCCCGCTACCGGCGAGGTGATGGTGCCCACCCAGGCCGGCGAGCCACCACCTCCTCCTCCCCCACCCATAATGGCGTTCCAGGCCGTGCCGTCCGAGAGGTACAGGAACTTGTTGGTGGTGTTGTAGTACTCGTCGCCCACCGCGCCCACTGCCGGCGCAGAGGCGTAGGGCATGACGTTGGTGGTGCCATAAGTACGGGGCATCAGCCTTGCACCACCACTCGATAACCCGCTCCCAGGTTGGGGTTGTAGCTGATGGTCACGGTGTTGACAGTAGTGGCCTGCCAATCCACCTCGACGGCACCGTAGGGCGATGCGCCATTCAGTACAGTCACTTGCACATCCCTTGTGTTGAGGTTATGGGTCACGGTTTCCGGCGAGGCCGTGCCGGTCAGGTTGGCGGCGTATTTCTTGGTCACCCCGGTGACGGCGGTGTTGACGTACGCCTGAGTGGCGATGACTGCGGTGTTGACCGAGATGCCACCTCCCGCCACCGTGATGCTCGTGTCAGCATTCAGGACCGAGAAGACGTTGCCAGTAAGTTGCAGGCCATTGCCGGCGGTATAGGTGCCCGCCCCAGTGAACTGCACGTAGACGAGGTTCGTGCTGCCCACCGTGATGGGAGCGTTGGTGGTCATGACCCAGCCCGTGTCGGCCTGGGTGGTGCCTTCCTCGATGTAGACCGCCATGTTGAGAAGCTGGGCCGCGGTGGCACAGTCAGTGGCCCTGGCCCACGCTCCCGCCGCCACCACATAGACACCGTTGGCTGACTGTGTGGTCTGGTTCTTGACCAGGACACGGTCGCCCGCGATCAGGGCCACGCCGTCCAGGGTCATGGTGCCCGACAGAGCGGCGATGTTGGCGGTGGATGCACCCCGAGCCGGGGCCTTCCAGGACAGGCCCGCTACCGCATTGTCGACGTAGTTCTTGGTGGCAGCCTGCTGAGCGGTAGTGGGATCCGCCAGGTTGTTGATGTTCTGGTTGTTGAGGTTCAGCGCCGCCGTAGGCACAGCGAAGGCCGACAGCGAGATCGAGGAGTGATCGCCGGCCAGGTGGGTGGGATTGCCGTGAGCATGGTCTGAACGAGAGATGGTGGTGGCCGCACCATTGGCACTGGCTGAGCCAAAGGTGGGTTCGGGAGTGACCGCTCCCAACAAGGCCGTGTGGTCAGCCGCACCGTGGGTGGGGTTACCGTGGGCATGATCCGAGCGTGAGATCGTGCCTGCTGCACCGTTGGTGCTGGCGCTACCAAAGGTCGGTTCCGCCGTGACCGTACCTAACAGGGCACTGTGCGCCGTGGCGTCATGGGTGGGAGAACCATGACTATGGTCAGAGTGCGGCAGCGTGGTAGCACTACCGACTGCTGAACCAGCACCAAAGGTGGTGTCTGCCGTGACCGTGCCACCGAATGCTTCTCGCCCGTGCTTGTGATCCTCACGGGCAAAACTGGTGAGGGCACCAACGACCGCAGCATCACCGACTGCCTGGGTGGTGACTGTGCTGCCCGGTGTAGCTCCTGAAGCTGCTATCCAGGCTGTGCCATTCCACCACCACAGTGTGTTATTGGCGGTGTTGTAGTAAAGCTGACCGGCATGTGGTGTGGCCGGGGCCGATCCCAGGTTCTGGACGGTGGCGTTGCGAAGCTCGTTCTGGATCAGGTCAACAGCGCCGTAGAAGGTGGGCATGGTTCGCTCCTAACTCAGGTACGCCGAGCCGCCCACGGCAGCCGAGAAGTCGAGTTCAACTGTGGTGGCGCTTATGTACTTCACCGTGCCTGGGAAGATCTCAGTGCCCGCCGAGTCCACTGCGGTCACGTTGGGGTAGTAGCCAAGATTGTGAGGGATCGTCCACACCGTGGCTGCGCTGGCCTGGTTCCAGGTCAAGGTCTGACCGGCTCCCGTACCGGCGGGGCCAGTGGCTCCTGTGGGACCGGTGGGGCCGGGAGGACCGGCGGGGCCGCTCCCTGAAGTCGAGCCAGTGACGACCACTGTGACGTTGTGGGCGGCATCCTGACGAAACGTGACCCGGATGCTGTTGGTGTCGACAGTGGCGACATCGGCCTGGATCATGGAGCCAGTGACAGAGTCCCACAGTTCCACCAAGGGATACTGAACGCCCAGGGTGTGAGTCACTGTGTAGGGAGAACCGGCCACCGTAGGAGTGGTGAGCGTTGCCGTGTAGACGAGGCCCGTGCCGGCAGGACCGGTCGACCCAGTCGGCCCAGTGGGGCCAGGGACAGTGGAGGCCGCACCAGTCGGCCCTGTCGGCCCAGTGGATCCAGACGCGCCAGTGACCCCTGTCGTCCCGGTGGCTCCTGTTGGCCCGGTGGGACCGGCCACTCCCTGGATGCCTTGAGATCCAGTGGCTCCCGTGTTGCCGGTCGGACCCGTGGGGCCAATAGCTCCAGTCGGTCCCGTGGGGCCAGCGACACCGGGTGGACCCTGAACCAGGCCGGCGTCTGTCCACTTGGTCCCGTCCCATACCCACAGGTGCCCGGTATCAGCAGTGATCCACCCGTCACCTGGCTGATTACCAGTGGAGGGCAGACTGCCCGAGTTGGGCACCGAGCCTTTGATGCTGATGCCTTGCCCAGTCGCTCCAGTAGGCCCGGTGGGGCCGGTCGGACCAGCGACACCAGTGGGGCCAGTGGAGCCGGTAGGTCCGCTGCCTGATGCTCCTCCCGTGACCACCACGGTGACGTTGTTGGCGGCGTTCTGTCGGAAAGAGACCCGGATGGTATTAGCGTCCACCCGCGTGACATCGGCGGTGATCATGAAGCCAGTCACCGCATCCCACAGTTCGACCAGTGGATAGGTGGCACCCAGGTTGTGGACGACGGTGTAAGGGGAGCCGGCCACCGTGGGCGAGGTCAGCGTGGTGATGTAGGTGAGTCCAGGTGGGCCTTGAGGACCGGTGGGTCCGGTAGGGCCACCGGCTGGACCCTGAGGGCCAGTCGGTCCTGTGGATCCAGTCGGGCCAGGGCTACCGATGGCACCCGCAGGACCGGTCGCTCCTGGAGGCCCTACCAATCCCGTGGGGCCGGTCGGACCCGTCGCTCCCGTAGGCCCAGGTGGGCCACCTGAGGGACCAGTGGGGCCAACGATCCCCTGCGGTCCCGTTGGGCCAGTCGGACCTAGTGGACCCTGGGCACCGACTGGACCCTGTGGCCCGGTGGGGCCTGTCGGGCCAATGGCACCACCTCCACCCGCCGTCTGGGGCAGGTAGGTGGGGTAGGCAGGGTCACCGCCCTGGAACAGGCACCACACCACGCTGCCCACTGCCGGCGAGCCGGATGCCTGGGAGACCGGAGGTGCCCAGATCTTGACCGGCATGGTCCCGTAGATCTGGGGGATGTACATCTGGATCCGGGCTTTGTGCTGCGGATCATTGTTGGCGAAGACCTTGGCCGGATAGACACCAGGGTAAAGCTGCGGAGTGGAGGTGGGGCTAACTGATGTTGACATTGAACTGGTTCCCGGCGCGCCAGCGATTATTCACGAGCCTGGTGGGAGGAGCGTTCTTGACGGCGTAGGACATGGGGTTCTGAGGGGTGTAAGCCGCCGCTGCTGACTGAACCGGGCGCATGCCATTGTCACCCTTGGAGTCACGGCCCAAACAGACATCCATGGAGTAGCCCACCGATGAGATCCGGTGAGTAACCTCCATGACCCACCACACCCCATCGTTGTTGGCGTCAATTCCATTCAGCACGATGGGTGTGCCCTGCTTGACTGTGGTCAGGCCAGTGAGACTGGCCGTGGCCCGATAGCTGAGCCGGTTGTACTCAGCCATGCCTATCAACGTGTTCTGGGCCGATCCCTGAGAGTTGACCACCGTGTCAGAGACCTGCTGAGTGAAGAAGGGATAGACGGCGTCCTGTCCCAGGATGCTCTCGGTGCCCGTGTTGACCGCTCCGACGACCGTGCCCGTGGTGAGATCGAGGCCGGCAATGGTACGGATGGCCTTGTTGCCGCCTGGAGTGGTGAAAGTCTCCCCGGTAATAGCCTGAAAGTTTGAGATTCCTTGCTGCACCACACTGGCGGCGGTCTTGCGGGTCTTGAATACCGGCATGGCTGGCCCGTAGCAACGCACACCGACATCGATAGAGAGGAACCGCAACAGCGTCTGGTTCACGGCCAGGCTGTAGCCGTTCTTGTTGGCAAGCTGGACGAGGAACGACCAGGCCGACGAACCGGGGTTCGACAACTGCGGCCAGATGTAGTCGTCGTTCTCGATCAGCGAAGCCAGGAAGTACTGGCTGGCGATCTGAGTCACCAGGCTCGATGCCTGGACGTGCGTCCAGGCCCCCGAGAAAGGATCTTTCAGGCAATAGCTAGCCCCCAGGCAGACCACGTCCTCAAAGGTGGACTGATCGGGGAGGGACTTGTCGTAGTGGGCCTCGACGTGGTCGACGTAGCCGTAGAACCAGTCCATGTCGAGGGGGTTCCAGCCATACTGCACTTGCACCGGGGTGCCGGGTTGAAGCTCCGGGGCATCAGTCACCTCCGAGCGCAGGGTGATGATGGCAGTGTCATGCATGCCCTCAGTCATCATCACCTTGACTGTGCTGACGGTCTTCTTGGCCGCGATGCCACCAGGATCGAAGGTCGGATACGCCACGGCTTGAATGGTCATGAGGTTGGGATCCTCAGGATCGAGCCAGGGACGAGGTAGTCCGGGTAGAACACCTCAGGGTTGGCATTGGCGATCTTCCACCAGTAATCCGGCAGGCCGTACACCTCATAGGAGATGGTGTCGAAGCGATCCCCGTCCACCACGGTGTAGTAGGCGAACTGGGTGGGGCCAGTGGTGGGTGGGCCAAACACCGCCGACTTGTACTGCCCAGAGGTATCGAGAGGCACCGCGACCACGGGCTGACCCAGATAGCGAGAGTACAGGCCGATGGTCACTTCTTCTTCGCCGTGCCTTTCTTCGGCAGATTGAAGGGGGTGTTGGCAAACTTCGACGCATTGGCCGCGGGGTTGGCCGCGTACTGACTGGCTTTCGCCGCCGTCATGAAGGTGCCATTGACCAGATCAGGGGTGGACATGCTGGGCTGGTAGATACGCATGATCTGAAGGTCACAGAACGCCTCGATGGGGATCATGTCCTTGGAGAAGAGCGTGTAGGTGTAGTCCATACCGGCGATGGTGCCCTGGAACTGGTAGGAGTTGGACCCACCGAAGACCACCTGGAGCGGGTAGGTCATGGGCGGGTAGCCACCGGCTCCGTAGTTGCCAATGCCAACCGATGCCCCGCCCTTGGTCTGGGCGTCGAAGATGCCCATGAGCCGTTCAATGGCGCGGATGTCCCAGCGACACCCGATATCGGACGGCCCTTTGACCCCACCCTGCCACACCTCATACATGCGGTTGAAATAGATGGTGAAGCTGACGGTCTGGTTGGTCACCCAGTAACCGCCGTACTGCATGACCGAAGGATCCTGTTGCAGGGGCGAGGTCAGGTTGCTGGTGTCAATGTTGGACCCCATCGAGATCTGCTGGGGGTTCATCATGAAGTAGCACTTGAACTGCCTGGTGGTGAGGTCCGCGATCCCACCGCGCACGAGGTTATTGGCCGGCGGCATACGCATCGTCTGGAAGTACTTGGAGAAGGGCAGGTTGTCTCGTGGGTCCGGGAGCTTGGCGACGATGGCCTGCTGAGCAGCCACCTCGTCTTGCCAGGTCTTCCCTGTGGTGCTTTGGGCATTGCCCGATCCAGAGCCAGAGCCAGACCCTCCTCCCGTGTCGGATCCCGCTCCTCCCGTGCTGCCAGCACCGACCAGGGAGATGCCGCCCATGGGCGTCCCGCCCCAGCTTTGGGGACAAGTGATGATGCCGTACTGGGTGTCGAGGGCGTTCACCATGGTCCCGTCACCCAGTGAGATGGCGGTGTGACCCGGCTGTGCCCCGCTGCTGGTGTTGAAGTAGATCAAGACCCCCTTGGCGAACGGGGGCTGCACCTCCGTATTGCCATTGGAGTTCCGGTCAGGCCACTGGGTGAAGGTGGTGGTGCAAGAGGACTGAATTCCACCAGGAGGCCGTATGCCAGCTTGCTTACAGGCGGTGTAAACAAACCCCGAGCAGTCGTACTTGTCCGGGCCACACCTCACGCCTGCGCCTTCGGAGTATCCCTTGCCCACCTGGCTGAGTGCCCAGGACACCATCTTGTCGATCTGGTCTTGGGTGACCGCCGGCTTGGTGGCCGCGCCGGGGTAGGCACTGCCTGGAACGTCAGGAGGATTGAGGACAGGCATTACGTACTCCTCACTGACGCCAGGTTCTGGGGCTTGGACACCGCAGCGATGAACTGCTTGGCGAGCGAGTCCATGTCCTGCTGGGTGGAGTTGGCCGGAACCTGCAACACCACCGAGCCTGGCTTGAAGTTCAACTGGACAATGGGGCTACCACCCTGAGCGCCACCCTTGTTGTAGGGGGTGGTGGAATAGTTGTCAGCCGCCGGCACCACGGCCTCGCCCCGGTGGAGCATGGCAAGCTGGTTGCGAGCCACAAGCTGGGTGCCACGGGCATAGCCCTGGCCCTTAGAGGCCAGGACGTTCTGGGCGTACTTGATCCGGCTCGACATAGCCGATTTGCCAGCAGCCTCGTAGCCTGTTTCAAAGACCGTGGTGGCATCACTGACGTTGCCGGCTGCCTTCAGATTCGACAGGGCGCTGCCATAGGAACCGGTCAACTCCACCCAGGTGTAGTCCAACTGGGTTGCCATGCTGTTGGGGTCTCGGTTCGATGCCTTGGCCCAGGCAACAAGCTGATCCCATCGACCACCTACCGACCACTGAGCGATACCACGTCCAACACCGCCAGGTTGCTTGGAGCTAGGGTTGACCCCAGACTCCTGGGCGAAGTTCCCAATGATGGCGGCTGCCTGGTAATCCTTCAGGCCCTTACCGATGTAGTAGTTGTACGCCTGCTGGACGTTGCCGCTACCGTTCAGACTTGTGGGCGTGCCGGAACCAGTCCCACCCGAGCCACCCGCTCCACTACCAGAGCCGTCAGAGGTCTGGGTGTTCGTGCCTGAACCGGCGAACATCCCCGACAGATCGCTAGCACCCACGCCGGCTGACTTGTAGTTCCAGGCACTGCCTCCTGTCGCGGGCTGGCCTCCTGCTGTCCCGGTGGCGGCTCCTGGCAGCGTCGCTGCCAACGCCGCACCCATTCCTCCCGTCCCCATCAAGGCTGCCATGCCAGCAGGAGTGAGAGCGCCATTCACCACCCACTGACCAGGCATGCCGGCCCCACCCACTCCAGCATTTCCCTTTCCACCAGTCTGGGCAGGAGCAGCAGTCTTGCCGGCACCTAGCTGATGTTGAGCGCCACCCTTGGCGAGGGCAGCCAGAGGCGATCCAGGTGGAGGGGGCGACAACAGCATCGACAGCGCAATGGTGGGGTTGTCGGAGGGCTTCTCCGAGAGCAGCTTGAGGGCAGAGTCGCCGCCCTTAGCCCCCGGCCCCGCACTCGCGCCCGCGACACTGCCCAGGACGCTACCTGCGCCGGCCCCATGCCCACCCTTCTTGCCCTGCATCTTGTCGACATCGTCCTTGGTCAGGACGTACTCGCCGCCATGGACAACGGCCAACTGAGGGCCATTCCCCGGCACCTGACCGCCCTGCTGGAAGATGCTCTTGATGATCCCACCCACGCCCGGTAGGTGACCGCCGAGCTTGCCAATCATGCTCACTTCAGGGCCAAGCCCACCCAGCAGACCATGGCTGCCGCCGAAGATCTTGCCGATGACACCACCGCCCAAACTGGCTAGCGGGCCAACGGCCTTCAACAGAGCAGCGGCGGCGTTGTTGAGGTTCGTGGCAGCCCCGGCGAGACCAGGCTCAGCCTTCGACATGGTGGAAGCCTTGGCAGTCTGAGCCTGCAACTGGGCAAAAGCCGGCGTGTCGAGACCGGCCTGCTTCACTCCCTTCTTCGTGCTGAGATCCATCTTGGTTATGTCCCCGCCCTTATTGGCTACGCCCAGACGGGCAGTGGCGTAGTTCATGAACGCCTGGTATTGATCAGTACCGGGCTGGATGCCCATGGCAGCCAGGTTGTTCTCGCCCGGACCACCCGGAGCAAAGTACGCCGAGAACTGATCAGCAGTCGGTTTGCCACCTGGATAGCTGGAGAACAACTTCTGATAAATCATGCTGTACTGCTGAGTGGTCTCCATCATTTTCCCGCCAGGCTTGAAGTTCAAGCCAAACATCAGGCCAGCGTTGAGCGTCCCTGGCTGCTGCATCTGATTCTGGGTGACCATGGCCTGCTGCCGGGTCATGCCAGGCGACAATGCCATGAGTTGGTTAGCGCCACGGTTGACAGTCGACCAGTTCCTAGTACCAGGGCCGGCACCCATGTAGGTGGAGGCATACATAGCGGACTGCGCCACGTCCTGGGGATTCTGCGCCCACGTACCGGTACCGAAGGTGTAAATGCTCTTGGCGCTGACCCCATAAGCCGGGGCCAGCATCTGTCCGATGGTCGCCCCCTGAATAGACGAAGCGATCAGGTTGCCGGCGGCTCCCTGCTGCACAGAGGTCGCCATCTTGCCCATGGCAGCCGGGATCATGGAGCCGGCTGCCTTGCCTAGCATGCTGCTCTGGTCATTGCCAGGACTGACCATGGAGTCCGTTTTGGGCTTGGGCGTGCCCTCAGGCATCCGACCCCACTGATCCTTCAGTTGCGCCGCCGCCGCGCTGCCATCCGGCTGGGTGCCCTGGCCGGTGTCGAGCGGACCCTGGTTGTAGCCACCGGGGTTACCTTTGGCACTGGGCGCAGTCCACGAGCCATCGGCTGCTCCGGTGCCCCCACTTCCACCGCCGGCAGGAGTGCCTCCTCCACCGCCTCCACCACCGCCACCACCCATGGCGCTGCTGGCTGCCTGGGCCTGCTTCTGGAAGTCACCCAGCTTCTTGGTCAGGTTGTCGATGAGTGTCCCGAGGCCACTCAGGCTCTTGTTGGCGGCATTCCCAAAGTTGGTGAAGCCGCCCTGGACCCCGGTCAGGGCAGACGTGATCTTCTTGATCGACTCCGCGAACTTGTCCGGTCCCGAGGAGTCGAACAGCCCGACGCCATACCCACCACCGGGCATTACTTAGTCTCCAGGACGACTTCGACCCAGTGCATGCGTTCCGGGTAGCTCATGGTCTTGATCTCGGACAGGCTCCAGCCCGAGAATCGCTCAGCGATCCGGCGGTACTGGAGGTAGAGGAGGTCGAACGGGGTGACGTAGTTAGCGAAAGAGATCCACCAGACTCAACTGGTAGGCGGCTTCCTGGCCGCATTCGGTGCATGTGACCATCACCTCCTCCATACGCGGGCCAGGTTGCGCGTCAGTCATGGCCTGGATGATCTTGCGCCGATCAGCCATGCTCATCTTCTGAGCGATGTTGCCCATCACCGGGCTGCCGTTCAGCGAGCGGAGGCTACGGTCGATGGCGATGGTGGCCTCCTCCGGGCCGGTCCTGTTGCCATCGCCCACCATCTCAAGCTGAACATCCCCGGTCAGCATGTGGACGAGCGCCAGGTGACCATTGCGGAGCGGCACCTCGATGTCCTGCACCATCGGGTTGTCCATCTTCTTGATCTCGATGTCCTTGTCGAGTTCCACGATGACACCGAAGGACTTGCCGCATATCCGGCAGGGGAAGTCAGGCACCTCCCAATCCGGGCCAAAGGTCAGGATCCTGATCGCCAGCATGAGAGCAGACCGATCCCCGGTCAGCATGCCCAGCAGCAGCTTGGGGGTCGACTCGTACGGACCCACCGACAGCACGCACCTCTTGAGGATGAGATCCACCACCTTGGGGATGTTGACGGTGGGGCTACGTAGCTCACGGGCCATGGCCTCTTCGTCGGACCCGTTGATCTCCCGGATACGTGCTTCGGCGTGCAGCACACCGTCGCTGTCCAGGAGACCGCCTGGGAGCGTCACGGTGTCAGCCGGCAGGGACGGCATCAATGGCACCGCCGGCTTGGTCAGTTCGTGGACGATCTCCGGGCTAGAAGCCGGATCAATGATTGTCGCGGTGAACTCAGCGAGCGGATCAGGCACCTGGATTACCTGCCGCTGGATACTCAGATCCGCCGATAAAGAGACCCGGATCCTGCTTACCGGCTAATACGCCAAAGCCTTCATGTGCAAGCGTAAGGTTTTCTATAAACACTGCGTTGCCACCGGCTTCCAAGTCGCTGAATGAATAGCCCATAGGCCAAGCGTTATAAACTGCAAAGCGAGCCTTGATAGCCGGCGTGCCTCCGGAAACACCAGCCGCATAAGCGGTCTTGGTGATAGGGTGTTCCAGCACGTCAATGGTTACTCCGCTACGGAAGTTCATGCCCGGTGCGCCAGTACCACTGCCGGCTGCTCCCGCTACAGAGAAGATCATTTGGAACCACTTATAGATCTCATCTGTGCCACCATTGCCGCCATCAACAGGGATAGCCATGAACCCTCTTGTAAGAGTAAGAGGGCCAAAGTCAGATTGCCCGGGCATTTTACGGGTCGTTGTGTTGTTCCCACCTTCACGGTAAGGAATGACCTCGTTGTTAACAGATAGACCGGATACGGCCATGAATCCCATGCGACCAATAGTGGTGGGCACAGCCGTATGGTTGGGTGAGGTGATGGTGACCAGGAAGCGGAAGTTCCGCAGTGGATCACTGTTCAAGGGACGCGTCATGTGTCCTCCTCTCAGGTAGTGGTGACGCTGACGCTCTGACCACCGGCCCACTGGCCGATGGAGATGATGACGAACTCAGCGGGGTACTGGAGCGACACACCGACCTCGACGTTGACGATGCCCTGCTGAATGGACTGAGGCGTATTGACGCTGCTGTCACAGGTGACGTAGAACGCCTCCGAGATACTCGTCCCCCGCAGACCACCGCTCTGCCAGAACGAGGTCAAGAACTGGCTGAGGACCGACGTGATCATGTTCCACAACACCCAGTCGTTCGGCTCAAAGACCGCGAACTTGGTCATGGCCGTCATCTCAGTGGCGAGATAGAGCAGAGTGCGCTCGACGGGGACGTACCGGGTGACGAGGTAAGGCGACAGGGTGCGAGCGCCCCAGATCACCACGCCTGCGCCAGGCACCGAGATGATGCAGTTGACGTTGGCCTGGGTCAGGTTGCCCTGGTCAGTGTTGGTGAGGATGGTCTCCACGCCGAAGGCCCCCAGGAGGGAGTTGCCCAGGCCGGCGGGAGCCTTCTGCACCCCCCGCCTGGCGTCAGTGGCGATGTACTGACCGACCACGAAGCCACCCGGTGCCACCATGCGCGTCACTCCCGGCACCGCCGAGTACGGGTCGGAGATCTTCACCTGGGGGTAGTAGATGGCGCACTGGGCACTGGACGACAGAGCCTGGGCAAAGGTGACCATGGCGCTGGGGCTGTAGGCCGGCGGGCAATCGATGACCACGAAGCTATCGCCACGAGTCTGGGCGTAGCCCACCACGCTAGAGATGTCCGACCCGGTGATCAGCCCCGGCATGTTGATCACGAAGGGCTGCTCCGGGTACGCATCCAGTTGTTGGAGAGCAGACAGTTGATCCTGGAAGGTGATGGGCTGGCCGTCAGAGCCACCGGTCAACTGTTGCGAAGCGGTGGTGGTGGACGGGTTCCAGGTGTAGTCGCGTATAGCCGGGGGAGTGGGCACATTTCCCTTGTCCACCAGATGGATGTACTTCGACCCGGTGTAGGGGTTGTTGATGATGTCAGGGGCGTAGTTGGCCTGGCCCAGGTTGGTCGAACCGGGGATCATGGATAGATCCGGCCAATGCTCTACGACATTGTTGGGGCCATTGCCCTGATACTTCACTTGGATAGTGAAGCTGATGATGTTTGAGTGGGAGTCCCTGATGGTTCCCGGCAGGATGTCGATCCACAGTCCCCCGTTGGGATTCTGGGTCGTACCAGAGGCCCACGCACCTGGATTCGCTGCGTCAACCTCCAGGGTAGGCAAGCCGCCGCCGCTGATAGTCAGAGAGACTGCGGTAGCGGTGGCCGTGGCATTCGCGGAGATGACGACACTGGTGCCACTGTTGATCGTGATGATCGTGCTGTTGGCAGGGATGCCGGCACCCGAGATCGTCCTGCCGATGTCGTTGGTGGTGAAGTTGGCGGTGGCTGACGTTACCGTGGCCGACGTACTCGTCGTCACGCCATCAGTCACGGTTCGGGGCGCTACGGTCTGGGAGTCATTGAAGGTGTGGCTCGCCACCACTGGCCCAGAGGCGTCCTGACGAATGGATCGAATGACCGTGGCATTGGTGCCGCCCGCAGAGAAGAAGCAATAGACAGCTAAGTGCAGGAGGCTGGGGGGATAGGCAGTCTCAAAGCCACCGAACCAGGCCGTGAACTCTCTCCAGGAGTTGACACGCGTCGGTGTCACCCCATAGGCGACAGGCAGGTTGGCCCCACCCGACTGACCCACCTGGCACGGGCCGCGAGGGCACGGGCCGACGAAGCACGCCGCGGCTGTGCCGGGAGTGGCACCGATGTAGGTGGGGAACGACGACTCATCGACGTAAACCCCCGGCCTGGTCAAGGTGGGCATTTATTCTTCCTCCGATGTGATTGTGTGCGGACCCCACAGGACGCCGCCCTGCATATCCCTGATCGTCAACCCGCCATCTAGCTTCACATTCACCTGACCCAAGACGCTCAGGACAACACAGGCCACCCTGGTGCCGAGCGCAGTGACAACATCCTCGATCTCGGTGGAGATCCGAAGCTGGTAGATCTGGCGAAAGAGCCGCTTGTCGGACTCCATGCTATTGGTGCGGCTCACGCCCATGACCGTGATCCTCCGCACCGTGCCACCGGGGCACTCCATCTGGGCGAAGCGGGGATGGAGCTTGCTCATCGCCAAGCTGCCAGAGATCTGGGAGATGTGCTGGTTGATCCGGGCGCTGGCCGTGACGGTGTAGTCGAAGTCCATGGGGATGGGGTACTCCATGGACGGCGGGGTTTGCTCTGATCCCAGGACGAAGGGGACGCCCTGGAGGTACCGATAGCCGATCCCCACCCAGCCCCGATGCTCGCGCTCGTGAGCTATCCGCTCTCCGGTGAAGTTGATGGTGATGTTGGGATAGGTGATCCTCCGCTCCTCCCTTTCGGGATTGTGAAACCACACCGGTACCTGGCGGGTCTCGTTGGGGGCGTTCAGATCACTGACATAGAGGCCCTGGAGGTGCGTCTTCAGGCCCATGTCCTCTTCGGTATAAAGACCCAGGAAGGGAGGGTTGGGGACGACATCGTTGGGCGGGTTGGTCAGGGTCATGACACCACCCCCGATATAGGAAGATCTTCCTTTATCGTCATCGCATCTGCTCCACCATGCGTCGCCACCAGGGCTGAGACCGCAGGCCCAGGTTGTCATGGAAGGCCCCCTCCACCTCACCACTCTGCTGGGCCAAGTCGAAGGCCACGTCGCTGACCTGGAAGACGTTGTGCATCTGTTGGGCTGAGGGCAGCAGGGGGTGATCCGCCGGCAAGCCGACGCTGACGTTGTCGTCATGGCTGAAGACCCGCATGGCGTCGGCTATGTGGCCGAAGTCAGACAGGCTGGGTTCACCCCGGATCAGACCCTGCATCTGCTCCAGCAACGGCTGGCCGGCTTTCGACGCCTGCTTCCTGACCGTCTTGGAATCCGAGATCCTCTTGTATTGAGAGACAGCTTTTCCCAGCTTTGCCACGTCTGATTTTTTGACGCAGTTATACGACGAGGAAGGCATTTTTCCTCACAAAAGGCTGGGCATTTTCTAGCTGTACTACCTGACCGGTGGAATCAGACCGGATAGCCACAATGCTAGGTCCGGGTGTCGCGTCCCCCCTGACCACCCGGACCTAGCCTGGGTGTGTGTCAGTCTCTGGGCCGGTCTCCGGGCTTCCGAACCCATATGACATCACGGCAGGATCGCCGGGGCAGTACCCCGACACCGATCAGGGGCTGGCCTACCCGCCGGTCAGCCCCTCTTCGACGCAGCGGATCGCCCAGATGGCGCGACTCCGACTTCGGGATCTGCCCCGGCCCTTCATCTGCCGGCAGACCTGCTCTGGCGTGGCCTTTCGCTTTGAGCTTCCCGTCGAGAACGTGTCATCGTCCAACCTCCAGGTGGTCTTGACCGACACCACGGCAGGAGGTACTACCTCAGCCAACCTGGGCTTCGACTACGTCCTGGACGAGCATGGTGGCGTCCTGGTCTTCACCCAGGCCCCCGCCATCGGCATGCTCCTGGTGGCCCAGGGCACCTACTACCGTGACCTGCTGCCCGCCGAGCTTGACCTCTACGTCCGCACGGCCTATGTGCAGCACACCTATGGCACCAGCCCAGCCGGCGAGATCGATGAGGGCTACCCCCCGGTACTACCTCCTCCACTGGGTACTACCGGCCAGCCCATCGACTACGGGACACCGGCCCCCATGATGATCACTGAGGTGGAGGAGTACCCCATCTCCATCCTGGTCACGGTCATGGCCCTGTGGGACATCGCCACTGGCGTAGCCCAGCAGCACGATGTCCATACACCGGACGGCGTCACCATCCCGATCAGCCAGACCTTCAATCAGATCACCCAGATGATCGACCGGCTCAACGGCCAGTACATGGCACTGTCGAGCGCCCTGGGCGTGGGCCTGTACCGCATCACCCAATCGAGGCTGCGGCGGGTGTCGCGCACCACCAAGCGGCTGGTGCCCATCTACCGGTCCAAGGAGTACGACGACCTGACCTGGCCCCAGCGGGAGATGCCACAGATCGATGTGACCCAGAAGATGTACAGCTACCAGGGCCTGTGGAACTCCACACACACCTACCAACCCCAGGATCTCATCGACTACCAGAACCGTCGCTACGTGGCCCTCCAGCCCAGCACCAATATCGACCCCACCAGGGACGTGGACCCCACCACCGGCTACGGGTACTACTGGGCCTACACCACCATCAATACAGGCTGGGTCGGCTGGTGGTGACGTGAGCCACGAAGCTCTCAACGACGAGCAGTTTGAGCAGTGGAAGAACCGCATCACCACAGGCGTGCAAGAACACATCGCAGCCAACCGGCCCAAGCTCGATCCTGAGAACCAAGCTCGTCTGGGGCGAGCGCAGACAGCAGCACGTAGAGGTGACCCTCGCCCCTGGCGGGATTTCCAGGAAGAGCCTGAGAATGTCGCCCAGTTGCTAGGGGTACATCCCTCCCTGGGTGGTGAAGAAGCTCCTGATGTGATCCGAGGCCGAGTTGCCAAGCATGTCTTCGCCCAGGCTGATATTCGCCAGACCAGTCGTAACCCTGAGGCCCACAAGCCTTATACCGATCCCCTCGTAGCTGCCCCCCACCTCGTCGGTGCCGCTGAGGGGTACGGGGAGAGCCGTGGCTATCCACATGGCGAAGTCTGGACATCCCAGGCCCACCTCCACTTGCCCACCCTGCGGGAGTACGCCCAGGGTGATGTACCGCGACATGACCCGGACTACCCCGGTGAAAGCGTGCCTTACGAGCCAGAAACCTACGAGCATGGAGGCAAGACCTGGCTCGCTGAGGGTCATCACCGCACTGTGGCGCACAGGTTGGCTCGATGAGTCACGAGGCCCTCAACCCTGAGCAGTTCGCCGGCACCAAGCGCGAGATCAACCCGCACCAACTAGCCCTGCCTGGCATGGAACACCTGGCCCACCCCTGGGCCGGTCCCATAGCCCACGGCTACATGCTCGATATGCAGCAGTCACCGCACGAGCATCACCTGGCTGCGGTCGACGTATCGCACCCGAAGTACCCCTCAGTGGCGGCAGAGTTGTCCTGGGCCAGGAAAGGGTCCGGTACCCCTGGTGAAGTCACCATGGTGGAGAACCTCGCCACCGGGCACACCAAAGAGGGAGATGCCAGAGCCAGGGGCCTGGCCGGCGCGCTATTTCATTCAGCGCACTACTGGAACTTCGGCCAGGAGACCGTGCCCATCCACTCACCCGAACGCTCTGAGGCCGGCGAACGCTTCTCCAACCGGGTGCGACCAGACCTCAAGCCTGATGTCTGGGCCAACTACCGCACCGAAGAGGTACACGCCCCACTAGGCAAGCCTGCTCATGAACCTCCCATCTGGGAGAACGTCCACTACGGCTTCCACCCCTATCAGCGGGAGGAGCTAGCTCAGAGGGCGGCAGCCGACAAGAAGCGCAAAGCCAAGCTCAAGCCAAAGTCAGCACAAGGGAAGCTGTTCTGATGCCTCTCTACACGCCGGCCTGGTACCAGAAGGATCAGATCATCCGCATGAACGAGGTCATGCGGAACTACCAGCGATACTGGGGCGAGGCCGTCCTGTGGGCTGAGTACGACCCCATGGCCTCGACCAAGCATCAGGTCTACGACGAGGGACCGAGCCGCGCCTGGTACCCACCCGTGGTACTACCCGTCATGTTTGTCGACTTCCGCCAGGATGACCCCTTGGAGACCGACGAGGGCTTCTACGTCCTCTCCACCGCCAGCATCGTGTTCCAGGTGACGGCGGCTATGGACCGCTTTCGCATCAGCCCGCTCAACACCGCCAACCATTTTCGTGATCGGTTCAGCTACGACAACATCGTCTACAAGGTGACGAAGTATGAAAAACAAGGCTTCGTCCACGGCACTTATATGACCATCTCTGCGCTGGGCGAGCAGATCAAGGCCGAAGAGGTGGTCAACGACACCCAGCAGCAGGACTTCTTCGTACAGACCATGACGTGGTGATATGGCACTAGCTCAATACGACCTCTATCTCGACGCCTGGGCCGACTGGCAAAGAACCGTGGCGATCAGAGACTCCCAAACGGCGCAACTGGTGCCACTGAGCGACGCGGTCATGGAGATCCGCAACACCAACTGGGTACTGGTCATGCGCCTCGACGCCGCCTCCAGCCGCTGCACCATCCTGGAGGACGGGGCCACCATTGCACTCCACATCAGCCAGGAAGACTCGCTGACCTACTTCGCCCAGGGCAACTATCCAGGGGCCGTCCAGGCTGTCGGGTTCTGGGGCATTGGCCGGTCGTACCTGTATGACCTCTTCGCCACCTACACCGCCAGCGGAGTGCAGGACCGCATCATGCGCGGCTTCTTCAACGTGGACCCGAACATCACCCAGCCGGCCAAGCCCAACACCAACCTGGCCCTCACCATCGGAGAGCGAGGCAGCTATGAGTGACATCACGGTCACCGGGCCGACTGCGGACGTGATCGAGATCACTGTCCCAGGACTACCTGGGCCTCCAGGCAAACCAGGGCCACAGGGTCCAGGTGGGATGCAGGGGCCAACCGGTCCCGCCGGCCCAGTCGGTCCCAGCGGGCCACAGGGGCCTCCAGGCGGCTTCCTCGTCGCCGGATCAGTCGCTGACAACACCCACCTACCCGCTGTTCCTACGCCGGCTCAGGCCGGCATGGTGTGGCTGGTAGGCACCCCGCCTGTGGTCTGGTTCTACGACTCGATCCAGGGCTGGATGGCCCTGGACATCGCGGTCGGACCTCAGGGCGTCCAGGGAATACCCGGTCCTTTGGGGCCTCAAGGGGTGCAGGGTCAGGTCGGACCTACCGGGGCACAGGGGCCACTTGGTCCGACTGGAGCGACCGGTCCTGCGGGGACGGCTGCCGGCTTACAGCGTGTCGCCTCTACCGGAGCGAGTGGCGTGGCCCTCGTCAACGGAACCCAGGACATCGTGACCTGGACCGCCCCCAACGACGGCAACCTGCACTCGGTCATCTTCACCTATCGGGAGAACTGCACTGCCAACGAGACCGGTGGGCAGATCTACGTGATGGTTTATGACAGCGCGAACAACGTCGTTTGTGGGTCACAGGTGAGCGGTGGGGGCACCTTCTCCGGTCAGTACATCCGTAGCACCGAAGCTCCTGCCATCCGGCCAGGAGAGAGGGTCGCTCTTTACCAGTACACGCCTGTGTCTGCTGGTGCCATGACGATCTACGCCGAACTGTGGGCGAACTAGTTGACGCCGAGCGTCGACCAGTCGAGAACTACCTTTAGACCATGTCCACCACTGAAGAGCCAACGCCTGAGGGTGAAGGCCCCGACACCGAGACAGAGAAGTCTGCTGAGGTGACCCCAGAGCCGGAAGAGGAGACCCCAGAGCCGGAAGAGGACGTTCCTCCCGGCACCGAAGACCCTGCCAGCGAGTTCAACCCCACCACAGGCGAACAGATCAACTAGGAGCTACATGGAAAGAGATCGATCGCGGGATCCAGATCCCGAGAATTTCCACGAGAGCGTCGGTGTCCTATGGCCCGATCCCGCGGAAGAGCCGAACAAGGAACCAATCCACGATCATGCCAAGACTCCCCTGGACGATGAGGAGGATCGTAGATGGCGCTGAACCGTGTTGCTATCCCCAGTCCGAACTACTCCAGCCGGGGCGGGGCCGGTGTGCGCCTCCTGGTGCTGCATACGGCTGAGGGATCGAGGACGTACCAGTCGTTGGGTAACTATTTTGCGTCTTCTTCAAGCGGTGTCTCCAGCCATGCTGGCATAGACGACACTTTGGGCACTATCGGCGTCTACGTAAAACGTGGTGATAAAGCCTGGACCGCGAGCAATGCTAATCCAGTGGCCTGTCAGGCAGAAATCTGTGCGTTTGCCGCCTGGGACAGCGCCGAGTGGCACAGGCACCCCAACATGCTCTCCAACGTGGCGTCCTGGCTACGTGAGGAGAGTGCTGCTTTCGGCATCCCATTGACCAAGCTGAACGCCCAGCAGGCCCAGTCCAATGGACGGGGTGTATGCCAGCACATCGATCTCGGTAGCTGGGGGGGCGGGCACGTCGATTGCGGGAGTGGCTTCCCCATGGACGAGGTCATCGCCATGGCCGGGGGGCAACCAGCACCATCACCCGGACCTACGCCCACGCCTCCCCCGGCAGGTAAAGCCCCACCCTTTCCCTATCCGGCGGGTCACTACCTGGGGCGACCGGACCCCAGCCCATATTGTCATTCCGGCCATTACGGTGGCGTGGATAGCACGAACGTCCGCACCTGGCAACAGCAGATGGCGCACAGAGGATGGGCCATAAGCGTGGACGGTGACTTCGGTGATCAGTCATACAGCGTGGCCCGCAGCTTCCAATCCGAGAAGGGCTTGACCGTAGATGGTCTAGTGGGATCACAGACTTGGGCTACCTCATGGACCGCTCCGGTCACATGAATGAGTTCGGTACCAGGCCGAGAATCTGAGGAACCGAAGGAGGTCAGTCGGCTTGAGTGGCTGGCTCAGCGTGTCAACAAGGATCAGGAATACCCACGATGGGTAGCTATCGTCCGACAGGTAGCCGTCTTCCTGCTGGGGGTGTGGATCATCACCTACTCGGTCAGCGCCAGCAGCAAGAACATCGCCTACATCATCACGGGACTGATCCTGATCGGCATCATCCCAGTGGAGACCATGCTCCTCGCCATGACCAGGCGTCGCAGACGAGATGAATGAGTGTCACCGATCTCATCGCCCTCATCGCCGGGATAGGGGGGATCGTCGCCGCCATCGGGGGTGTCTTGCTGGCGATCAGGACCGTGCGTAACAAGGAGCGCAAGGGAGCCAAAGAAGACCTCGACAGCATGAGCCACATGCTGGCCGACGAGCGTCGTCTACGCATCGAGGCGGAACGTCACAACTATGAGCTTCTACTCGATCTGGCGGAACATGGCATCAAGCCGCCGAAACAGAACGGGGAAGAGGATGGGGTGGATCCGAAGAGTCTTTAGTAGCGGGGTGGCCTTGCTACTCATCGCCGCTGCCCTATTTATTGCCTGCGCCATAGCTCTGGTAGTGGGGAATCCTCCCGAACCTGCGGCAGCAGGGCCACCAGGAGTACATGGCCCCCCTGGACCGCAGGGGAAAACTGGACCGCCAGGGCCAACAGGCCAACGGGGACCACAAGGAGAAAGAGGTGCCATCGGACCAGCCGGAACCGGATCAACCGGATCAACAACTGCGAGCCAGGCGGGAGCAGTGGGAGCAGCGGGAAGCACCGGCACGGCGGGAGCGACGGGAACACAAGGCCAGACAGGATCCACCGGATCCGCAGGATCGCAGGGGCAACCGGGTGCAACTGGCGCGACTGGGCGTAGCGGACCTGCTGGCCCTGCTGGGCCTCCCGGTCCCCAAGGAACGAAGGGAGCTACGGGGCAAACCGGTTCGACCGGACCACGGGGGCCAGCAGGGCCTACGGGAACTACCTGCCCAGCCGGATACTCCCTGAAACCCATCTCCATCAAGGAGAAGAGCCAGGTCTTCAACTTCCTGGCCTGTATGCGCTAGTTGATGTCACCCACCAGACGAGTGGTGAAGACATCGTCCATGTAGCCCATGGCCCCCAGCAGGGCTGGATCTTGACCGGACAGGGCGATGATCTGGTCGACCAGTGGAGGTGGTTGAAGAGGAGTCACCACCATGGTGGTCGATGCCGTCATGGTTACCACGCCGCTGACGACGCTCATGACATGCTCTTGCTATAGCTACCTATCGAGATCGAGAAGGTGTCGCCTGCGTTCACTGACTTGGTGGTCGACAGCGAGCCGGTCCAGCGTCTGACCGGGGTGGGTGCCGAGTCGTACTCGTCCACACCCACCACGGTTACCGCCGGCATGTTGGCGTAGGTCAGGGCATTGCTGGAGGCGATGCTGCCGGCGTTGGGCGCAGCGAAGGTGATCTGCTGGCGGGCGTACTGACTCCCACCAGTGTTCGTCACCTCCGCGCCGGCCTGGAGGGCTGTGCCCAAGGAGGTCACCAGGGCCACCATGATGTTGCCGATGGGGGCGACATAAGCAGCCTGGCCCGAGCTTGCCGCCAGGATGTTGTTGGCTTCGGTGGTGACGAGGTTCGCCATTACTCCTCCTGGGCGGTCGCTATCCCGAACTGTTCCTGGAGCATCTGCTGATGGTCAGCAGGGCGGTTCTGGAGGAAGCTCCGTAACCGGGAGGGATCAACCCCTTCCTGGGCAGCGCGCTCAACATCAGCCGAGCAGATGGGGCAGCCATCCTCAGCGCAGCACTGGATGTGCTTGCTCACCGACAAGTCCACGCCCTCGCCGCTCACCGGGTGCCTGAGGGAAACGTAACTTAAATGATGCGGCTCCGTGTCGGAGGCCCCGCACTTGGCACACTCGCGCTCGATTAGCTCAGGCTCAGTGTCGGTCAATGGTAAATCACGCCCCGACTCTCAAGCCACTGGTACAGGGGGAAGGGGACGCGATAGCGCCGGCCCCGCAGGAAGGTGTAGCTGGTGCCCACCCCGTAGGTCATGTCCTCGATGTCGGTGTTGACCCGGATGACCTTCCACTCGGTGTCGACGGTCATCGGCTCAGGCCCCAGGTCTTGCACCTCCAGGGTATTCACTGAATGCTGCACCTTCCGTTGCTGGATTTGTGTGTCCTGGAAGTCCTTCATGGGGTCATAACCAGGCACGGGGACAGAGGGGTCCAGGATCGGATCGGTGTCGACCGTAACCGGCTCTTCAGCCTGGCGGATCTTCTCCGCAGCATCAGGCGACAACTCCATCACCTGACCGGTAGAAGGATCCCAGATCCCCTCTTCCTCATTCACTATGTCGACCTGATTCACCAGGCCGATTTCCTGCTGGCGCTCCGCTAACTCTGCGGCCTTCTCCTCAGCCAATTGCTGACGCTGGGCACCAGTGAAGTCGCCACGCTGCGCTCTAGGCATATCGACGTTTCTCAGTTAGTCCAAGCGATAACCACGCTCTGGTCCGTTATGAGGCCGAATCCCCAGATGGCATACCAGCAAAGTGCATGTTCTCTACCGAAATCCAATACACCGCCATCACGTAGCTCGACAGGCAATGCAATGGCGTGACCGAAGGCATTGTCGCCCAGGAACATGGCCCCGTGAGTGACGCCCGCGTTGGTGGTGGCACCCATGCCCGCCGGCCCGGTGTTGACGGCGTACTGACGCACCTGGGTGGTCTCGATGTAGACCACGTCGTTGAGGCGTCCGATCTCCCCGATCATGAAATTACCCGCTGCTGCATATTTTGTCATTTCGATGAACTCGGGGTTATCTCGTAACCTTCTAGACTGGTGAGGGTCGATGAAGGAAACGTAGGTCTCACCGATGCGGGGGACGTTCTTGGTAGCCAGGGTCTCGACCGCATCTTTCGCGACGTTGACGCTGAAGTAGTACGTCCCGGCCAGGGCGCTGTAGTTGGCAGCCACTGTGCCAGCGTCGTAGGGCGAGATCGGCGTGATGGCACCAGTGGGCAACTGGTAGCCGAAGATGGCCGAGGACGCCTGGTACAGCGTGTCACGGGCACTGCCGTCCAGGTACTTCGCCATGTTGCGCCCGAGCAACCTGGAGGACGAGGCCATCACGTCATCGAAGGACGCATTGAGCAGTAGCTCGCTCACGGCCACGGCGTAGCCCTGCTCAGCCACCGTGATGGCGTACTGGGAGGCCGTCAGGGCGGCGGTCTGCATGCGAACGCCTTCAACCAGTTGCGAGGCGTCGCCCAGGTTGTTATAACGCATGAAGTTCACTTGAAGACCCGGTTGTACACCGAGTTCCGTCTTCTTTACAGCAAACTGCTCATAACGCAGTACGGGCATCGACTGAAAGAGGATCTCTTTCGACCAGATGACCTGGATGGCCGGGGAAAGCTGTGAGTTGGTACCCGGATAACCGGTGGGTGACGCACTCAGCAGCGGGGTGCCGGTGATGGCTGAAGGCACTGTGCCTTACCTCCTGTTTTCGGGTACTACCTCTACTGTCCTCGACGGCTGTTTGAAGCTGCACGAAGCAAGTTCTCTCGTTCAGCAGCGTACTCTTCGGGGGTCATCGCCTTGAGTTCATCGGCGGTATATGTGCGGGACGTTTGGCTGGTTTCCATGGGACCGACTGGGGGCGCGGTGACGCCCACCATGGGACGACCAGCGTTGATATTTCTCATGGCCGTTACAGCATTGTTTTTCATCAACTCAGATTTTTTGGAGAGAAGAACGATGGAGGCATCGATCTCTTGCTCTGAGTTCCCGGCGACGAGATCACGCAACTCAGGCATGATGTCGTCCCCTATTTCTGCCATTCGTGCAGCCAGGTACGTCTGGAGCGAAGCGTGCCGACGCTCCTGTTCCAGCATGGCGAAAGCCTTTTCCCGCTCTGCCCGCTCTGCCTGGAGCCGCTCCTCCCACTCCTGATCCTTCCGAGTGATGAGGTCACGAAGCTCCATTTCCTCCTCTTCTTTTTTCTTGGCCGCACGGGCCGCGTCCCGCTGGAGCTTCTCTTCCGCCTTCTGGCGATCCTCAGCATCCTTGCGGAACTGAGCCAACTCATTTTCTAGCTGGTCCGCACGCTGCTGCTCTGCCAGCACCCGAGCGCGCTCTTCCTGACGGATGCGCTCGACATCCTCCTGGGTGAACGGCTGCTGGGGCGACTCGGCGGTACGAGGGGCACGAGCGGTGGGAGGTGGCTCTGCCGGCGGGGTGACAGGGACGGTGATGCTGTTGGGATCAGGCGGCGCTGGCTCGCCTTCGGGCGGAACGGTCCCTGGTTCGGTGACGGTCATGGACTGGCGTTAGCTCCTTTCTGTCTGTTCCCACTCACTGGGATGGAACTGCTGATTCTGAAGGGGGGGCTGCTGAGGACCGTGCAGGATCTCATGGACGAGCTTCTCGTGCTGGGCCTTCACTATGGGGGTGGTCCGGGCCTTGAGGTAGGCCCGATGGGCGGTCTTGGCAGCCTTGCCAACCTGCCCAGCGGGAGTCTGCTTCCTGGCCCCTGGTGGGGTCAAGCCCTCAAAGGCGTCCTCATGCTCGTAGCTGGGACTTGGAGGGCCATATGACTCGCCCCGGCGCACGTCACGGGGATCGGGCCTCCAGCGTTGGAGCATGTTCTCGTCCGCGAAGGCTTCCTCCTGGCCCAGTGCCGTCTGTGTGCGGGGGTAGGAGTGGGGTCTCCGCTCCACGTCAGAGCGAGCGTGCCCAAGCTCGTGCATAAGCGTCTGCCCCTGACTCCTCTGGTTCTGCCGCCAGAACCAATCGCTCACGTTGTAGTGATGACCGATGTCGAGGCGGATCCTGCCCAGCCGCCCCCCGAAGGCGTAGCCATAAGCACCGTGTGCATGAGGCATGTCATGACCCAGTTCAACCTGGAGGGTGCCCTGATCGTGTGGGAGTTCGGTGGCCGGCGTGGTGGAACGGGCGATGACCTCACGCACTTGATGCGGACCCGCAGGGCCAGAGAAGGCCCCCTCATGGCCCTGCTGGATCTCGATGGGCATGTCCCGCACTTCTTGCATCCGCTCCGGGGTGTAGCCACGGGGGTAGCGGGCCTCATCATTGGGCTTGGGGTCGCGGAATAGCTTGCCCTGGGTGGGCTGGGCGCGCTTCTCCGGGCTACCCCGATGGGGATAGTACGGCCTCAACTGCGGCCCAGCTACACCTGGAGAGGTCATGTCTCGTCTTCCTCAGGCACCCGCCGCTGCGGGATGGTGGTGCCCTGGGACAGGGTGACGATGCGCTGGAACATCTTCTTGATGTCCTCATTGTCCTTGAGGTCGATCCCCGGCAAAGCACCGATCTTGGCCTGAGGGGCGCTGTTCACATTGGGACCACCCGCCGACTTCACCCCACCACCGTTGCTGCTGCCGTTCCCATTCCCGTTAGCCGGCGGCGGCGGCATGGGCTGCGGACCCTCCGGGCTGACCATGCCGGTCATGTTGGCGACGAAGGAGGCCACCTGGGCCTTGAGTAGCTCCAGAGCAGCTTGCTGCTCTGCGTCATCGATTAACTCGTGGAAAAGCTCCTGGAGCTTCTCATCCGGGAACTCCTCACCCAGTTCCTGAAGGGCACCACGCTTGGATTCCAGGCCCAGGGCCATCTTGACCTGTAGCTCGTTGAGCAGCACCAGCTTGTCGACGGGGAGCGGAGGCTGGAAGTGGACCGTGTTCTCGTAGGTGAGAGGGTCCATGGGATCCAGCATCGGCATCTGGTCATCCTGGAGAGGCGGATCCCAGGTGGGGTTGTAGACCAGGGTTTCCGGCTCCTTCATGAACAAGGTCTTCAGCGCCAACCTATTGACCTCAGCCAGGCCCTCTCCGTACTGAGTCTTCTTCAGGTTGAACCGATTCATGAGGGGCTGGTACTGGATCGCCAGAGCTACCCCAGAGGTATTGGAGATGGCCTGCTCTTCGCCCAGGGCGGTTTTGGGAACACCGGTCATCTCATGCATGGCGTTCTTCAGGACATCCAGCAGCTTGATGGCCTCCTCGATGCCGCGTGGGTCGAAGAGCAAGTTCTCCACCTTGGCGTCCTTGTTAGGGATACTCCAGGTCTGATGACTGCCCTTCTCCAGGTTGGAGGCCCGAGCGCCGATCACCACCGTCACCGGAGCAGCGTGGTAGTTCACGATGTCGGTGATGTCGGTGGCAACCTCGTTGTAGGTGCGGTTCAACACCGTCACGTCCTGGATGTCGGGCATGCCCCAGGGCGATGAAGCGATTGGCAAGTTGCTGATGTGGACAATGGGGATCTCGCCCAGGGGGTTCTCCCTGGTGTCGATCAGTTCGTCGTTGACGTACTCCTCGATCTGGTTCTCGGTCAGCAACTCGGTATAGGTGAAGACCTGACGGGTACCTTCCTGAGTGGTGCCCCAGAACCGGTACTTCAGCTTGAAGCGGATGAGCCGCTTGCGATCATGAGGGTGCCATTCGGGAAAGCAGAAGGCCGCGTTCAAGGGCAGGATGCGTACCCGTCCTGGATGCGGCATCCCGGACGGGTCAGCCCACGGCTCTTCATACGCCACCTTGATGAAACAGTCCCCCGTGACGCTACCCATGGACCCCATCTCCCAGAGGAGCGAGTCCTTCTTGTTGTCCTTCTCCCAGATCCGCTGTAACCGGGTGGGCACGATGGCCCCGGTGGCGTCTGGGGAGCGAAAGCCAACGCCCTTGCCGAACACGAAGTTGGTGGTGAAGTCACTGAGGGCACGGGTGTAGTTGAACGTGAGTTGTGGCTCACCCAGGTCCGGTCGCTGTGCCCAGTGGTACCCCAAGTAAAAGGCCCAGTTCATGGCGTAGCGATTGAGCCTGGGGCCATGTACCTCAAACTCTTCGTCGGCTAGCTCGACAAGTCCCAGGGGACTTATCTGGATCGTCAGGTCAGACGATGCCGCTCTATAGCTGGGGGACTGGAACTGGATAGACATCAGGAGTACGAGGGTGCGTAACCCTCAGGAGGCGTTCCTTTCTGCGAAGCGGAAGGATTGAACTTGGGCAATCCACTCTGTTGGGGCATCGCCTTGAGCGCGTAGATGTTCTTCCTGAGGTATGGATCTATCTGCCCCTCACGATCACCCATCTCACCTCCATGCGGGTAGGAGAAGTGCGAAGGCGCGGTTCGGCGTCCTTCTTCACGTCGGTCATGGAAGAGACCGTCACCGGTGATGTTCATGAGTACCTGATAGGGACGTGAGTGCCGAAGGAAGTACCGGGGCCATGCTCCTTTGCGCTGAACTTCGGGAACAAGGACTCATAACTCTTACGCCCACCAGGCGCAGACAAGATGGTCTTGTGGAAGACGCCCATGTCACCGCCGTATACGACCTTGGCAATAGAGGGCTTCGCCATAGGCGTCAAGGCGTAGGGAGCGGTGCGCTTGCCCTCACCACGTCGGTCATGGAAGAGGTCAGGACGAGGGTTGCCGTGCCCGTTGCCATCGCCGTCGCCGTTACCATTCACCGGGCCAGCCTCTGATAGAAGTCCTGCTGGGTCAGGGGCAGCCGGCGGCGCTCTGCCTGCTGTAGCTGCCGGCGCGCTGCCTGCTTCTGGAGTTGCTTGGTCTCGGACTGGGCAGCGATGGCGGCATGGCGCGGCTTCACCCGCTGGCTCAGGATCGACTGAGACAGGATGACGGGCGGGGCTGTCGCCAGGAGGACGGGCAGGTCACTCATCGCCCACCGTGTGGGAGGGTGTCCCACGGTAGATCTGGTGTACCAGGCCACCCAGGGCACTGGGTCCAGGACGAGCCGACTCACGCCGGGGCGAGGACGACAAGGGGTTGGCGTGGGGGTCACGCCGGTCGTTCCACAGGGTGTTGAGATCCATGTACTCGACTGGCACACCCTTGGTTCTCAGAGGACTTATCTCAGCCATCAACGCGCTCCCACATGCTTGTGTTCACCCTGTACACTGGCGGCGGTGGAGTCGGTCATGATGCCTTGAGCTTCCGGTCTAGAGCCGGCATGGCTTGCTCCACCTCACTTCTTCTTCGGCGGTAATGCCCTCCGGGCCGGCTTCTCCTGGCCGGTCTTCTTGTTCTGCTCAAACAGCACCTGTCGGCCTGTGCCACCCGGCCCCTTGTGGACCCTGGGCTGGTTAGGGCCGCGCTTGCCCACCCAGACGTTCTCCTGGTACTCGGAGGAGGTGCGAGGATCACGGCCCTCCTTGAGCGCCCGTACCGACTGGCGCATGGCACCACGTCGCCCGGTCATGGCGGCGAACTCGTAGCCCCCAGGAGCGTTAGAACCGACGAAGCTCTGGTACAGCCCGGTGATGCCAGCAGCCCGGATGTCATGGGTGTCCGACGTGTACCGCTGCAACGCCTGACGGCGTGCCCAACGAACACGATGCCCTGCCGCCAGGGCCGGGTCGAAGTTACGGACCTTCTGCACCTCAGTCGCCAACTTCGGCTCCTCGTGGGTGGGCTTGTCCAGGTGACGAGCTACCGCCTTCCTCATGGGCAAGCTCTGTCCCTGCACCAAGTTCGGGGTCTCCTCTGTGTGTCCCACACCTGGCATACGGAACTCTTTGGCTGCCTTGTCCGGGTCGTACTCCTCCCCCAGTCGCGCCTGCTCACCCCGGAGGAACCGCACCAGATGCCCAGCCACCTCGACGTTCGGCTGGGTGTAGTTGTCGTCCTGGTGGTGGCCCATGTCCCAGGGCTTCTGGGGGCTGAGTAGCGCCGTGGCCCGCCGCATGATGTTGAACCCCTGGGGGTGCCCACCCAGGCCGCTCTTGAGGGCCTCCCGCTCGACCGCCTGAGTGGCCTCGCCGGCATACCAAGTAGTGGGGCGATCAGACTCGTACCGGGCACGGTTGCTCATGGCCGTTCTAACCGGGGTCTGGGACGGCTCCCCCGTGTCTGGCTCCCGCACCTTCTCTTTGGCCTGCTGGCCTACCTCAGCCTTGCGCGCATGGATAGCAGCTTCGGCCTTGGTGTCACCAGCCGCCCGTGCCTCCGCGGCGGTGTCGTAGGGCGCTCTCTTGGTGCGGCCCACCCCGGTCATCCAGCCCTGGCCGGCGGGGCGACGGTAGGGCACCCCGGTCTGCTCAGCCATCTCCTTGTCGGTCTTGGTCAACTTGCCCATCTCGGCGTGACCGAACAGCCGGCCCTGGTTCGGATCCACGTCACCGGGGTCAGCCAGACCACGCTCCACCAGCACCGCGTTCGCCACGTTGACGCGCTTGGGGATCCGGGGCGAGGGACGACCGGTAGCCAGCCCACCGCCGGCCCGCATCCGCTCCAGATCGCTGCCACTGGTGGGATCGCCCCCGTAATGCTCCTTCTCCCAGTCACTCTGGGGGCGAGGCGTGGTCTGGGTGGGGTGTTGAGACCTGGCCCGGATGGTCTTACGACCCCTGGGATTATTGGAGCGCAGCGGGCCTTTGATGGATTCGGCGCGCCCTTGCTGTTGCTGCTCCGCTATCTCCGGGGTGGCTGCCGGGATGGCCTTCGGTGGAGGTGGGTCACGGCGCGGCATTCGCTGGTCCCTCTCGCCGGCCCTCTTCCCGCCGGTCATGGAAGTACTCAGGGTGGCGAAGCGCATTGATGCCCTGACCAACGTCATGGAGGAAGCCAGGTTCAGCAGGAGGTCTTCCTGCCCTCCCAACAAGTCCGAGAAGGCCCCACTTGAGACTGTGGCGAAAGCTGCCAGGTTCACCGCTCATGTCGACCGCCCCTGGTGTTCGCAGCCATCGCCATGGCATGGGCATGGACCCTGTCGCTGACACTGGGGTCCATGCCAAAGTTCGGATCGTCCAGCATCTGCTTCACCGTCGAGGGATCAGCACCGTGGTGCTGCACCGCCATGGCGAGGATGCGGACCTTCCGATGCTCGTCTAACTCCCGGCCACCACCTATCGAGGCCATCTCAGTCGATGACAACCTCAGGGGCACGCCGCTTCTGGATGCCGCCCGAGCGTTGCACCTCCTCGTAGGTCACTTCCGCAGAATCCGTGAAGCTTCCCCGAGCGAACTCCCCGAGCATCGTCGGAGCGTCGATCCAGGCCGCAGAGCCGACGTGGGACCGCTCAGCCAGGGTCTCCTCAGGCATCTTGAACTGGACGTTGGGGTCGACATGGTTGATGCGGCCAGGAGCCGACACCATGAACTCGATCATCCCCCGCTGGAAGTCGTTGGGGATGTCGGTGTCGGTGCCCAGGCCCTCTTCAAAGCGGAGCGGTCCCCGTCCACCGGGCGCGTTGTTCGCCACGGTCTGGTCGTACTGGTACCGTCCCCGCTCCGGGAACATCGGCACAGGGCCAAGAGACATGTCTTCTCCTCCTGTCGAGGGCTGTGTATATGAGGCTAGGTCCGGTGCCAGCGCGCCCCCTGACCACCCAGTACCCTAGGAACGTGTCGATCTCAGACCAGTGGGCGCACCGCACCTCGATGCAGCGGGCCACCGGCAGCAACGCTGCCTCTATGCTGTCCGACGCCGCTGGCGAGGACGAGCAGCCCTCGACCGCCGAACCGACGACGCCCAGGGCGTCGCCTGCATCTCAACCTCAGGCACCATCATCACCTGGGACATGATGGTGGCGCAGGCCAGTGAGTCGACGTAGTCGTCATGCACGCCGGCCTCGTTCGGCGCAGCCACCACGAGGTGGGCACCCTTGTAGCTCTTCTCCACATCCACCATCTGCTGGCGAAAACGCCGCCAGTTCTTGGTCCGCTTGGCCCTGGGATGCGCCGGCCAGGACATCAAACCTCGTTGCAGTAGCTGCTGAAGGTGCTTCCACCTGGCTGACTGATCCGCGATCTGTGACGACAGTGGTTCCACCTGGATACGCGGCAACAGTCGCTTCAGCCGGTCAGCAGCTACGTCACCAACTCCTTGAGCGTCGACACCGCACGCCACCACCGAGTAGTTGGAGAGGAAGTCCACGATCCTGAAGTACTGGTCTTCCCACTCCTCCCCGTGCATCTCCAGCCAGTTCAGGATCCGGTGGTCGTAGAGGCCCAGTTCATCAGGACGGTCCCAGTCCACCCAGACGATGGTGACCACGGTGGAGTCCATGCGTCTGGCGAAGTCGATGCCCGCCACCAGGGGCGATCTCCAGTACGCCTGGACGATGGGCATGGTGGGGTCACCAAGCTCGTCCATACGAGTCTCAGTGATGAGCATGCCCCGCTCCAGAAGCCACTCCAGCCGGTAGTTGAGCCGGAACTCATCGCTGTCCTCCCCGATCCGCATGGCCTCGCCCCGGATGTAGGCGGCATAGTTTTTATTAAATCGGGCGCAGTAGTGCCAGTCGAAGCGGAAGTGGTTCTTCTTCCCGCCCCGGCGTAGCTCCTGGCGACGGTTGTGCTGGATTGTCTTATAAAACACGCCCTTCACGATGTCTGGGGTGCCGGTCATGACCATAGTCGCCAGGTAAAATGCCCCCATAGGCGTGATGCTCTTATTGAGAACGTACTCGTCCACCGACTGGGACTCGTCCACAAAAATCACATGGTAAGACTTGGACTCGATCTTGGCGCGAGGGTTGGCGGTCTGCATGGCGCAAAACGACTGGCATTTTTTCAGGCGCACCTTCCGAGAGCCAGGCTTGACCTGATCATCGATCTCCGGGTCTTCCAGCATCTCCAGGGCACGCTCAGAGGTCAGGCGATCCACGATCCGACCGAAGAGGGTCTCGACCTGCTGCTCAACCGGGGCGAAGCATCCCACCATCAACCCCGTGCGGAACTTCTGCAACGGCTCAAACTCTGGGAACATCTCCGCTAACCGCGGTAGCAGAATCATGAGACTGCTGGCGACGTTCGCCACCACCTCTGTCTTTCCGCTCTGACGGCTGAGTTCCCCCGTGATGGTGGCCCCATCTCCGCTGATGACGCTCTCAATGATGCGCCGGCCCAGGGCTGCCTGGTAGGGGAACATCTCCACCCCGGAGAAGATCACCGTAAAGCTCCACACCTTATCCACAAGGTGATCCACAAAGCCCTGCTGGGCCGGGTCTAAGACCGGCGGGGCGTATTGCTCCAGGTCATCGGAGAGACCCTCGCTGTCGTCGGCGCGGTCATCTTCGTCCTGGTCAGCGAGGCTAGGATCGTCTACGTAGGTCATGCCCCCTCCAGCCTAGGAAGGGGACAACCTGTGGAAAAAGCGGCCCTTGCGAGGGCGGGCAGAAAGGGCTAGGTTTTTTCCCGGCGGGTGGGACTGACCTAATGATTAACGCGCCTGTAGGCGGCGCTGTAGACGCCTGTAGAAGGCAAGCCCCAGCAAGCGGTGATTTACATCATTCGCATTGATCAAGACCTCCCTCATTCGCACTTGACATCCGGCTCAGCCGGGGGCAATGTATGCGGTTACCTGTCCGACTCCGAGAGAGCCGGCGGGCTGGACATAGGAAAGCCCTGGTCACAGGGCTTCGCCGGGAGGAGGCAGCATGGACAGAGGTGTGGTTCCACCATGCCTAGAACTGGGTAGCAGCCCGGAGCATAGGCTCCTGACCTGGGCCGGGAGACACACTGGACGGCAGGACTTGCTCCTGCTCAGCGAGAACAGGCTGGAGTATCGGGTGGAGCGAGCGGTACCCGGTGCGGATATGGGGACATTCGACCACCTGGAAGACGCCGGCTACGTCGAGAGGGTCACCATCGGGGAGAGCTACCGGTACCGCGTGCTGATCTTCTGCCTGTGCGAGGGGTCGGGAGGTAATCCCCAAAGTTCGTCCCCCGCCCCGCGGTGGGAGCTTATTCTATCGCGAAGCGATGGGATGAGCGACCGCTCTAAGCACTCGTTGTCGGTTGGTGAGGGTGTTGGAGGTTCTGGTGTCTTTAACGGGGTTAAGTCGGAGTCTGCCCAAAAACCAGTGGCAACAACGACCTATCTGGCGAAGTATTTTTTCCCCGGTGTAGTGCGGGAAGCCGGGATCCAGATGGTTCCTCTCCAGACCAACGGTCCTGCCCTGGCCCATCACCTGAACCGGTGGAAGCTCCAGGGCGTCGACCTCTCCTTCATGAAGCTGATGATGGAGGAGTTTGTTCGACACCCGGAATGGTGTCGGCATTCCACCAGACCCCCCTGGCGAGTCTTCGTGAGCCGGCGGGAGGATCTTTCCGGTCTGGTTGTCCAGCGAGCAAAGCAGAACACCCGGAGCAAGGATTGGTTCGCCCAGACTGCTCGTCACACCCCCCGTGTTAACTACGCCACATGACCCGGCGTACCCCTCTCTGGGTCCGGGGCGTCCTGGACCCAGACTTCAGCACCGACCCCCGGAGGGCCTGTATGACCGCCACGGGCCGGGTCAACGAGGTCTACTTCGATGAGGGCATCGAGGCCCTGGCGACGTGCCAGTCCATCTGTGTGCGCTGCCCGGTGTTCCGGGACTGCACCCGGTGGGCCTTGGCGAACTACGAGAACCTGGAGTACGGCACCTTCGCCGGCCTGACCCAGGACGTGCGGCGGCGGATCTATCAGGGCAAGGAGACCTACTACGACTGGCGGCAGGAGTGGAACCGCCGGCACTGGAAGGCGCGCCTGGCCGCGAAGACCCTCCGGGAGAGGTACCTGGCCGGCGAGCGCAAACGCTCACTGGCTAAAACCGACATGCCGCCCTGCCCCCTCTGTGACCAGCAGGACTATGTGTCCCGCAACGGACGCCAGACCCACCGCGGGCAACCGGATCGCCAACGCTACCACTGCCGTAACTGCAACCGTAACTTCCAAGGAGAGGAACTGTGAAACAAGTATTCCCGTACTACCAGGAGAAGGGCCTCGATGACTTTGAGACCATCAACGGCGACCTAGAGAGGGCTGTCGAGGTCACCAGGGACTATCTCACCGTCCTGAAGGTGATGAAGGATCAGGGCAAGGGCATCACCTTCGCAGGTCCGAATGGAGTGGGTAAGACCCACCTTGCCTGTGCTGTGCTAACTGCCGCGAACGACGCCGGCTACCGCATTGAGTGCATCGAACTCAGCAGCTACATCGACATCTATATGGAGAAGTTCAGTCTCAGCGCCCGCCTTAACTCTGACGAAGATGGAGAGCGGGCCTTCAAGCTGGACAAACTTGACGAACGGCTCCGGTACATCGAGAGGCAGTCCCAGTTCCTGCTCCTGGACGATCTGGGGCGGGAGACCGAGTCACGATCAGGTTGGTCGAACCATCAGGTGTTCAACTTGCTGCGCTACCGCCATAACCGCAACATGGTCACCATCGTCACCACCAACTTGTCGTTCCCAGAACTGGATGAGCAGTACACCCCAGGGCTGTCCAGCTTCTTGCGTGAGGGCACGGTCCTGGTAGCGATGGAGGGTGAGGACTATCGGTGCGTCGGGGAGAGATAGGTACCGACATCCGGCCACGAGTCATCTTCATCTGGGAGGGTGCCATCGCCACCCTCCCGGATTACCCCGTGGTACACACCCTGGAGTCCTTCAAGCGGCGCATGGGCCTCTTCGACCAGGCCATGAACCTATGGCAGATCCAGGACCGGACCCTGGGCCTGATGTGGTCCCTCCTGATCCGCACCGACTACATCATCGACATCTGCGTCACCGCCCGCGCCCCCCGCTTCGCCAGGGCCGTGGCGCGCAGGAGCGAGCGGGATAACTGGCCGGTCAGGTACGTCTTCGCGGACACCGCGCAGCGGCTGGGCCGGTCCCTGGCCCACTCCCCCGACATCCACCGCGTCTACTACGGCCTGGAGGAACACCGCTTCTCCTTCGGCCCACAGGGCTACTTCATCGGCCCCGACACCCCCCTCACGGTGAGCTAATGCCCGACATCGAGTACCAGACCATTTGCCGCACCATCCAGGACCGCGACTTTGACGCCCTGGCCCACGCCCGCATCACCACCGCCTTCTTCATTGATCCCGACAACGCTGCCATGTTCGACTGGGCGCGGGACCACTGGTCCCGGTATGGGGAGTCGCCCAGCGCGGACGCCTTCCACCGGGAGTACCCCGCCGACAGCCTGATCGAGACCCCCGAGCCGCTGGCCTACTACATCGATGAGCTACGGGAGCAGCGCAAGTACGCCCTGCTTATGGAGATGCTCGACGGTCTCAAGGAGCCGCTCAACAACAATGACACCGACATCGCCGTGAGACTCCTGGCGATGGGCTTAGAGGGCCTGCACCTGGAGGTCACCGAGCTACTGGACGAGCGGATGAACGACACCGGGGAGGAACGGGTGAGCTACTACCAGACCATGACCACGCACCGGGGTCTCCTGGGCTGGCCTACTGGCTTCCCCTCCATGGACCGCGCCACCGGGGGCCTCCAGAAGGGGCAGTTGATCACCCTGGCCGGCAACCCCAAGGTCAAGAAGAGCCTGCTGTTGATGTGCATGGATATAGCCGCCAACCAGGCCGGGGCCAAGACCATGTACGTCAGCTTTGAGATGTCCAACCGGGAGCAGTCCACCCGTCATGACGCCCTGCGGGCCGGCATCAGCCTGTCCCACCTCCAGGCCCCGGCCCAGATGCTGGACTGGGAGTGGAAGAAGCTCAAGCGGATGACGCACGAGCTAGAGGACCGGCCCTCCTTCGTCCTGGTACATGACCCCATGGGCGCTACCACCGTGTCGGCCATCCGGGCCAAGATCGCCCAGCACCGGCCCGACGCCGTCTATATAGATGGTGCGTACATGATGGAGTGCGAGGATCCGGGCGTCACGCCCAACTCGCCCCAGGCCCTGACCTCGATCACCAGGAGCCTCAAGCGGCTGGCTCAGCAGGCTGACTTGCCTATCGTGCAGACCACCCAGGCTCTCACCTGGAAGACCCCCAGGGGCAAGCTCAGCCTCAACTCCATCGGATATTCCTCCAGCTTCGGCCAGGACAGCGACGTGGTTTTTGGCGTGGAGTCCACCAGGGATGGGGAGGGCCAGACCAACGACCACGAGGCCCTGCTGCGGATCCTGGCATCTCGCAACTGCTCGCCCAGGGATGTCATGCTGATAGTCGACCTTGACCACGGCTCCATCCTGGAGGGTGAAGAGATCGAGTACGAGGACGACGACGACCTGGGTGCAGAGGAACGGTGATCGAGGAGCTACTGGAACACATCGGCGTCGAGGACATCCGCACCCTGGGCGCGGAGGTACAGGCCCGCTGTCCCATGCACGAGAAGCGCACCGGGGAACTGGAGCGCCGGCCTGACCACTGGTCGATCAACCGCCACTCAGGGGCGCACCACTGCTTCTCGTGCGAGTACGCCGGCAGCCTGACCCGGCTCATCATGGACATGGCCGGGGTGGGCGTGTGGGAGGCCCGCCAGATGATCCGGCGCTTCGACGTAGACCTGGGCAGCTACGACGAGGCCCCTTGGGAGCCGCCTATCGGCCTGGTAGTGGAGAGCAGGCTGGAGGAGTTCGGCCCGCCCCCGCCCCGTGCCCTGGAGCGTCGGCACCTGACCCCCGAGGTGTGCGACCGCTTCCAGCTTCGCTGGGACTGCGAGGAGGCTGCCTGGGTTATCCCCATCTTGTCCCCAACTGGGGATAAGTGGGGCTGGCAGTCCAAGGGGGCCGAGATCCGCAACCACCCGCCGGGGATCAAGAAGGGCAAGACCCTCTTTGGCCTCGACGTGCTGCGCTCTGACCAGGCGGTCTTGGTGGAGTCGCCCCTGGACGTGGCCTACCTGGACACCCTGGGCGTGCCGGCGCTCGCCGCCTTCGGCTGCCAGGTGTCCGACATGCAGATGAAGCTCCTGGTGGAGCGGCTGCACCGCCTGGTGCTGGCCCTGGACGATGACGCCGCCGGTCGGAAGGAGACCCGACGCCTCCAGATAGAGAAGTGGCACCATCGGATCCCTATGACGATGTTCAACTACCGGGGTCTGAACGGCAAGGATCCAGGGGAGCTATCGCCGCTGGCAGTTCACAGGGGCCTGGAGAAAGCCACCCTGGCGGCATTCTGGTGAGCTTCAAGGGCACCCTCTACCCATTCCAGACCCAGGCCGTCGAGCGCATGCTCGACATGAAGAGCCTGCTGGTGGCCTATGAGATGGGGTTAGGGAAGACCGTCATCACCATCGCCGCCATCGAGGAACTGATCGAGGCCGGCAAGATCGGCGGGGGCCTGATCATCTGCCCAGCCTCGATCAAGCTCCAGTGGAAGCGCATGATCGAGGAGTTCGCCCCAGAGGCCAACGTCATCGTCGTCAACGGCACCGCCGCACAGCGCCAGGCCCAATACCTCCGCTACAAGCAGGGCCAGGGTGAGTACTGCATCCTCAACCCGGAGCAGATGACGAACGACTGGGAGATCGTGAGCCGGCTGCCGCGTGACTTCATCGTGGCCGACGAAGCAACGTGGTTCAAGAACTTCAAGCCTCAGCGGTCCAAGAAGATCAAGCGGCTGACCGCCACCTACCGATGGGCGCTGACCGGCCAGCCCATCGAGAACCGGGCCGAAGAGGTCTTCTCCATCATGCAGTGGGTGGACTCCACCGTCCTGGGCCACTTCAAGAACTTCGATGCCGCCTTCGTCAAGCGCGACCACTGGGGCCGGGTCCGGTCCTATCGCAACCTGCCCACCCTTCACCGGCTGCTGTCCGACCACATGGTGCGCCGTACCCGAGCGGAGGTAGCCGATCAATTGCCGGCGGTGGTCACCCCGGCCCCCCTACTGGTCGACCTTGACACCGCTGGCGCGGTCCTGTATAGGCGCATGGTGCATGACCTCCAGGCCGAACTGGCTGAGGCCCTCAACGCCTGGGGCAACTTCTCCCTGTCGGGGTTCTACCGGGGCGAGGAGCAGAGCGAGGCCCGTGGCCGGATCATGAGCAAGCTGGTCTGCATGCGAATGCTGTGTGATCACCCGGACCTGCTCCGCATCTCAGCCGCCCACTATCGGGGGGTACTACCTGGCAACCGGGCCGGCAGCGAATACGCCCAGGAGCTACACGAAGCGGGCCGGCTGGAGAAGCTGCCCAAGGCCCCCAAGCTGGACGCCGCCCTGGAACTGATGCAGGAAATATTGGAGGCGGATCCGCGTAACAAGATCGTATTTTTTTCATTCTTCAAGGACATGCTCGATCTGGTAGCCGAAGCCACCAAGGGCATGACCAAGAGCGTGCTATTCACCGGGGCGGTGTCGGTCACCCGGCGCGACCGGGCCAAGCAGACCTTCGCCACCGACCCCGACACCCGGTTGTTCCTGTCCTCCGACGCCGGGGGCGTGGGCCTCGACCTGCCCGTCGCCAACTTCCTGATCAGCTTCGACCTCCCCTGGTCAGCAGGGGCTTTTGCTCAACGCCAGGCCCGCATCGTGCGCCTGTCCAGTCAGTTTCCCCAGGTCACGCTGTTGACGATCCAGGCCACGGGCACCATCGAGGAATACCAACACAAGCTGCTGGGCCAGAAGGCCAAGGTGGCGGCGGCGGTGATCGATGGCAAGGGCATCAACCCCAGGGGCAGCGTCACCCTGGATCTCAAGTCCCTGTCGGAGTGGCTCCGAGAGAGTGCTGTCTGAGACCAGGGGGTCCGGGAGGTAATCCCCTAGCCCAGGACGTGACCAACTACCCTGCTGCTATATAGGTGGGCATGGCACCAGCACGGACTATCAGACGGTCACAGCCCACAGAAACCCCATCGAACGGACAGGTGACCTGGAATGGAAGATGGCACCCCCTGGCCGAGTCCTTCCCTCCACACTCCGAAGACGCAATCCGCGTCATTGCTGACTCGATGGAGGTTGGCGGGCAACGTGAGCCATGTGTCATGGACCCCAACGGTCTTGGCTTGGACGGGATTGGCCGAGTGGCAGCATGCGCCCTGGTTGGCCTGGAACCCCAGTGGAAAGTTGAGCAGGGTGACCCTGTCCGGTGCATCATCGACGCCAACGCCCGCCGTCGAACCCTCAGCGAAGGCGTGAAGGCCATGGCCGTCGCCATTGGTGAGGAGGCGGAAGGGAAACGAGTCAACAGGCGTTGGAGGCGGGGCACCAAAACCGCTATCGGAAGATCTTCCGATAGCGGTTGGTTGAAAGCGATGCACCAAGCTGGTGTCGTCCTCGATCACGCTAGAGAGTTGAGCGACAAGGTGCTAGCCGGGGGAATGGCCCTGGATGAGGCGTACAAAACGGCTAACAAAATCAAGCAGCGCAAGGAGGAACTCGACGGCCTTGATCCAAAACTGCTCGCCCTTGTGGAGTCGAAGAGCCTAACCCTGGAGGAAGCTCTGGAGAGAGTACACGATGAAGAGCGTATGTCTCAATTGTCAGACGATCTTGCAGAGCGCGTCCAGTCTGGCAGCCTCAGCCTTGACGAAGCAGAAGACATACAGAGCCAGCGCCAAGAACGTGTACGAGTATGGGCCACCAAGATCCAGGAAAGTCTTCAGACACTCGCCCCGATGATCGGCGCTCCCATCCCGGATGAGATCGTGGATCTGCTTGAGCCAGACGAACTGGAGCAGTTAAAAAACATCACGGAGGTGAAGTAAAAAATGCCCAGAAGACCCTCAGACGAGCCTGTCACCGTCGTAACCTACGATGAACTGGATGACACCTATCGCAGCCGCATCCGGGCGGCTTTGCGTGCGGATCGGCCTGACCGCTACAAAACCACTGACAAAGACTGGAAAAACCGTGCCATCGCCGTTGGGCGACAGAACTATCCGAACGACACGTCAGCGATAACCAAGCAGGTCGAACGGGATGTCAATCAGATCGAAGGCCAGGAAAATAAACTTGGAAACAAGATCTTTTATGGGTGGGGGTCTGGTGAGGTCGAACTCGATTGGGATGAAGTCAAACGTCTTCCCATCTCGATCAGCAAGTACGAGAAGGTACGGTACGACGTAGTAACACCGGAAGACTTCCGAACAGCGGATCGATTCCAAAAAGGTGAGGCCCACAAGGCGTACGACGCCGTAAAGGTGCGCTGCGATGCGTACCTAGCACTAGCGAAACTTGCGACCGATCAAGGGCATGCATTCGTGAGACTAGTTGGCAACCAACCCAAGACTGAGGGTCCAAGGCTCATAAGACTTGTCCGGGTGGGTAATCGACATCGTCCCTCGCCTCCTCCCCCACCCACACCCCGTCGTAACAACAACGGTAACGGCAGAAGGGTACGACGAGCGACTTCAGGTCGTTCTTGAAGGACGGCCCCCAGTACCTGCTTTGTGGCAGCCGGCTGACCAGCGACACCCTGCTCCTGCGAGTGATCCTGGAGGGGCTGAACACCCAGGCCCGTCACTGGGGCGAGACCATCATCATCCAGGACGACGGCAGCCTGGTCGACCTCCAGTTTGAGGTGGAGCAGTTCAAGTACCTCCGACACCGCCGGGTCTACGAATGGCGTGACCCCAACATCGTGATCGCCTTCATGGATCGTATGAGCCACAACCGCGCCACAGAGCGGCTGCTGGCCGTGGCCGACGAGAACGGACGCCCCTGGTACGTCGTCGGCAACGCCCATGACAGGGGAGGTGATCCCCGAGCGCCCTCTTAACGGTCACACCCCCCAGTTACCCTTACTGACATGCCTACGAAGCGAGCCGCCGTCAAGGAGAGATTGGATCTGAAAGCCCTGCGTCAGGAGGTGCGCGAGTGGTACGCCCTCAAGCGCCAGGACGCCCTGCTCACCCCCAAACTAAAGAAGGGTACAGACCGGTTCAAGGAACTCCTGGCAAAATACGGCGACAAGGATCCCACTGACGGCTCTATTTATTTAGATCTGGAGGAGCCGATTGGGGATCAGAACATCCGGTACCTGAAGAACCTGTGCGTGGTCTCCAAGAACCAGATCAACGACGAGGTAGCGGAGGAGATCCTCCGCGGCAAGGACATCTGGGAGGAGTTGAGCGACCCCGTCCGGGTGCCCAACGAGGAGCGCATCCGGGCTGCCTACTACGACAACCGCATCTCCGACGACGAGTTGGCCCGCATGTTCCCTGCCGTCACCTCCTACCGGTTCTTCCTCCTGGATGAGGATGAGAAGCCGGTGCGGGCATGAGCGACCTGATGAGGGTGTTCGACACCCTCCAGGACGAGTACTACCCCGGCTCCAAGCGCAAGCGGCGGGAGTCCCAGGAGATGCGTCACGAACGACGGGTGGAGGAGCGCCGGGTGGCCCGTGAGGACGAACCCTGGGACGCCCACCCCCTGGAGGTCTTCATCAAGGGGGTCCGCTACGAGATGTTCCGCGTCGGCGCGCTCGCCAAGGCCCTGGGGCGTGACAGCGTCACCATGCGGGCCTGGATACGCAAGGGCTGGCTGCCCCGCAACATGTACCAGACCAGCCCTCGCTATGGCACCAGGGGCGACGCCGGCCTCAAGCTGTGGACCCGCGCCCAGATCGAGGGCATCGTCGCCATCGCCCAGGAGGAGGGCCTGCTCCAGGAGAAGCCGCCTCGCCTGGTGGAGACCAACTTCACGGCCCGTGTGGTCGCGGCCTGGAGGTCATGGCGGTGAAGCTCACCAAGAACATCCGCTACCTCGTGCGGGTCCGGGACTACGAGACCGTCCATGTGGAGGTGGGGGCTGAGGCTGACCACCATGACCTGGGCTGGTCCGACGAGGACTGGGCCGCACTCCGGGAGACTCGGCCCTCCTGGATCGACCAGCTTGAGCTACTGGTCATCACCGAAGTGGAGAAGCTGGCCCGAGAGGAACTGCACCAGATCAACCAGTGGTCCGAGATCTCCCCCAACCTTGCTGAAGACTTCCTGTCCTCTGCACCCCTGTCCCCTGCACCCACACAACAAAGGAGTCAACATGGCACCGACAAGAAGACTGGTTCGCCCCCGTCCAGCGGAGGAATACGACGAGGCCCCAGCCGAACCCCGCCGTCTGCGGCGTGAAGCACCCGAGCCGGCCAAGACCCGGCGCGCCCCGGCCCGTGATAACGCCGACGATGACCGCGGCCTGGCCGTAGCCAAGGGCTGGAGTGGCTACCGCCGCACCAAGGCCAACGCCCCCTCCCAGTTCACCAAGCTGTACAAGGTTCAGGACGAGGAGGCCCTGATCATGTTCCTGGAGGATGGCCCCTACGCCAGCTTCCTCATGCACTGGTGTGAGTGGATGCCCAGGGGCAGCCGGCTCAGCTACGTGTGCCTCCAGGAGGATTGCCCTCTGGACGATGTCGACCCCAAGCCCGGTGCCAGGGTCCGCTTCAATATCCTGGACTGCGGAGGCGACACACCCATCCTGACCACCTTTGAATGTGGTGTGTCGGTCACTGAGGCCCTGGAGGAGTATTCTCAGGATGAGCCTCTGAGTGGTCGGTATTTTGCCGTCGCCATGAGGGGGCCGAAGAACAGCCGCCGCACTCAGATTCGCCCCATCAAAAACCGAGACCTCAAAGAGGACTGGAATTTTGAGCCACTGTCCGAAGAGGAGATCGCCAAGTTTGACGACCGCCTCTGGGACGACACATCCCTCGACGTTGCTTCCAAGGCTGAGCTACAAAAAGTAGCTGACGCCTTCTCGGACTAGGTGTCCGAACGGTGGTGCCGGTAAGACCCGCTGCCGTGTCGGAACGGGAAGGGGATCGGACCCGCCACCGGTCCCCTTCCCCCACCCCTGGCAGCCCCATCAAGACCATTCGCACCATGGTCGAGCTAGAAGCCGTGGTCTCGATCTACTCCGGTTTTTCTGAGTTCGCCTTCGACGTGGAGACCCGTGGGGGCCGGCAGGTCCGCATGCTCCAGAGCGAGCGCCGGGTGCTGTCGCGCTACAGCGAGCAGTCCACCCCCTGCCTGTCCTGTCGCCGGCCCATCCCACCCCGACGACGCACCTACTGCTCCGACGAGTGCCGCAAGGCGGCTGACAAGGATAAGCCGGCTCTGGACGCCCGGACCAACGAAGTCTGGTGTCTTTCCCTCGCTGGTCCGGGAGTGTCCCATGTCATACCCATGGGACACCCTGACCGACGCCAACAGCTACACCGCAGCGAGGTGTTCGCCGCCCTGAAGCCCCTGTTCTTCTCCGACCGGCGCAAGATCAACCAGAACGTGGGCTTTGATCTGCTCTCGATTGCCAAGTACTACGGCGAAATACCACCACCTCCGTATGCCGACGTGATGACCATGATTTTTCTGATCAATGAGAACCTCAAGGCGTACAACCTGGGCTTTCTTGCTCAGCACTACATCGGGTTCACCTACGCCGAGAAACTCGGTGAGGAGGCGTACAAGGTGGAGTGGCGGCGAGCCATGAGGTACTCGATTGTCGACGCCAAGATGGCCTGGATGCTGTGGTGGAAGCTCCACGGCGTCCTGGAGGACAAGCCCAAGCTGGGCGCGCTGTTCAGCCTGGAGATGGCTGTGCTTCGGGTACTACTCCAGATGCGCCAGCAGGGGGCCTACGTCGATATGGCGGGGTTCCAGGAGCTACGGCCCAAGCTGGAGCGCCAGCGCGACGAGATCAGGGACGACATCCAGGCCATGGTGGGCCACGAGATCAACCTGAACTCCACCCAGCAACTGGGTCGCTGGCTCTACGACGAACTGCGCCTGCCCTGCGGCTTCATCACCGAGACCGGCCAGCGTTCCACCGCCGCCAACGCTCTCAAGACCCTGGCGAAGCGCCACCAGGAACCCCGCCGGCTCCTGGAGTACAAGGACGTGAACAAGCTGCTGTCCACCTACGTCGTCGGGTTCATGCCCCACATCGATGAGGACAGCCGCATCCGGGCCAGCTTCAACCAGGCCGTGGCCCGCACCGGTCGCCTCTCGTGCAGCGCCCCCAACCTCCAGAACATCCCGGCCAGGTATAAGGAGACCGTCGAGGCCACCCTGATCCGCCGGCTGTTCGTGGCACCACCGGGCCGTGTCCTGATCGTGGCCGACTACAGCCAGATCGAGCTACGCATCCTGGCCCACCAGACCAAGGACCGGCTGCTCCTCTACGCCTACACCCATGGCCTGGATCTGCACACCCAGACAGCCAGCCTGATCTACAAGGTGCCACAGGACAAGGTCGCCGTCGAGCAGCGGGCCATCGCCAAGAACTGCAACTTCAACTTCGCCTTTGAGGGCCGCGCTGGCCGGGTGGTGGATCTGTCGGGCATCCCCCTGCGGGAGGCCGAGAAGGTCTACACCGCCTGGCACCAGGCGTACCCCGGCGTGCGCCAGTGGGGGGCCAAGACCAAGCGGTCCTGCTTGCAGAACGGTTACGTCGAGACCCTGTACGGGCGCAAGCGCCGGCTCAAGGACATCGCATCCGGCAACCCCAAGGACCGCAGCTATGCGGAGCGCCAGGCCGTCAACCACCCCATCCAGGGCAGTGCCGCCGACATCGCCAAGATCGCCATCGTCAGGGTCCATGAGGCCCTGCGGGAGTTCCACGCCGCCCTGGTGCTTCAGATCCACGATGAGTTCGTGATCGAGTGCGACGAGCGGGAGGCCCTCGACGCCATACCGTTTATCAAGGAGGCCATGGAGAACATCCGCCTGGAGGGTCGCCCGGTGCTGGACGTACCCCTGGAGGTCAACATCGGTGTCGGAAAGAACTGGAGCGAGGCCAAATGAGCCAGACCTGCACCAAATGCGGTCATCCCATGGAGCAGCACAACACCCGTGGCTGTTCCGGCATGGTCGGACGCCTGGAGTGCAAGTGCTACCGCTTCAGCGCCCACAAGATCGCCCCGGACCTCTTCCATGATCGGCGCGAGGAACTGGACGAGCTAAGTGAGATGAGGCAATGAGCGACGTTGGGTGGTGGGAGCGGGCACTGGGGGGCGTCGCCCGGAGGCCGGCTGCGCCCCCGCCCCCTCCCAGCCAGACCACGGGCTACCCCCAGAAGGCCGTCCGGTGGCAACCCCAGTACCCCCCGACTGGCCCCCGCCAGGAGGTGACGGAGTGGGACCAGCCGGGGAGCGACACCGACGATAATTGGCACCGGGTCAACCGCCAGGGATACGTGGAGAAGGCCCCCAACAGCCTGGGCACGTCGGGACGGTGCCCCCGCTGCAATGGGTCCAGCTTCTTCCGGCGCAAGTCAGGCCAGTTTGAGGCGGCTCCTCTCTGCGTTGATTGCGGGTACAACGGTGACCTGTTTGAGCAGTCAGGCACCCTGCTCAACTCCATCGGCATGAAGTCATCCGGGCCGGTCCAGTTCGCCCGCAGCGACAACTCGTCAGGGGCCAGTCAGTTCGGTGTAGATGCCAGCCTCAGTGGCACCGACTTCAGTTGGAGCAACGTCAGATAGGAGGAACCATGCCAGGAGGAAAAGAACCCGGACCATCCATCAAAAAAGCCGACTCATACGAGGCCCTGAAGGAGAAGGGTTTTTCCAAGAGCAAAGCGGCTGCCATCTCCAACGCCCAGGCCCAGGGCAAGGCCAGGCGTCACGCCATGGGCGAGAAGGCGGCTGAGACCCGTGAGTCTGGGCGCAAGCCCATGCCCAAGACCGGCGAAGCCAAGCCCACCAGGAGCCGCTACAACAAGCCCGAAAACCGAGGGAAGTGATGCCTGGGCGACAGGGCGATGCCAGAGCCGCCGCGGCCAAGAAGAGCAACGAGGCAACCAAGAAGAAGGCCGAGTCCACCATCGCCAAGGGCAAGCCCAAGGACAAGGACACACACAACATGAGAGAGTTCAAAAACCGGAGGAAGTGATGCGGCGGTATCTCGCAAGGCCATGGGATCCAGGCATGACCCACGAGGAAGCCGCAGTTAAATCTGGCCTTGATAGAGAGGAAGCTCACAGGCGAATCCCCGAGTTACGAAGAAAGGGTCTCCTTGAGGTCCGCTTCAACACCGTGACCAAGAGACCGCATCAGCGGCTCATGTCCAAGGGAAAGGCAGGCCAGGTGTACTGGATCACCAAGAAAGGCATACGGAAGGTGGAGGACGGTGACTACGACGACCTGACCGTCGAGTTCAACCATCGGGTCAGGAACACAGACCCCAGTACCTCGTATGAAGCCATCGAGCCGAACAGCCTGCTCCATCACTCGACACAACTACTGACCGCCTTCTACGAACAACACCAAGAGAGGAATCACAATGGCAACCACTAAGAAGGAGCCATTCGGCGGCAAGCGGGCCGCGCCGTTCGGTAAGAAGGGCGAGGAGAAGAAGGAAGAGGTTAAGAAGGCCCCGGCCAAGAAGACCGCAGCCAAGAAGAAGTAGTTGTGGCCCGCGAAGGTCTACAGGAGGAAGCTCAGCGCCGGGGCGTGCCTATCCACCGGATTCACGGTGAACGGGCAGCGCGCCAACAGGCTGCGGCCTGGGCCGCGCAGCGAGGCACTCAGGCGCAGGAACCCCACTACGAGCCTTCAAACGCAGTCCGGTCCTGGACCGAGCGTCGCCTGGAGCCACATGATCCGGTCGACACCGAGCTTGGCCCCGACGCCATGCGTTGGAGTCCCCAGGCCGGCGAGCACGAGATGAGTGCCTGGGAAGACCTGTTCCATGATCGGCGCAGAGAGGGCAGGAGGGATCGCCCACGATGACCAAGACCGACACCATCACCACGGTGATGGCCGAGATCAACAAGGAGTACGGTCCCGAGACCGTGGTCTGGGGCAGCCAGATCCGCTACTCCGACCTGCCTCGTATCTCCACCGGGAGCTACAGCCTGGACATGGCCCTGGGGGGCGGCTGGCAGACCAACGCCTTCCACGAGCTATACGGCGACGAGAGTTCAGGCAAGACCACCATCATCCTGAAGACCATCGCCGTCCAGCAGGCCCTCAACCCTGACCACGTCACCTTCTGGGTGGCGGCTGAGGAGTTCGTACCGGGCTGGGCGCGTGACCTGGGCTGCGACACCGACAAGATCCTGGTCATGCAGACCAACATCCTGGAGGAGGCGTGCAACGCCGCCATCATGGTTCTGGAGAGTAGAACCGCCGATGTTCTGGTCATCGACTCCATGCCCGCCCTATCACCGATAAGTGAGGGCGAGGGCACCATGGACGACACCCAGGTGGGCCTGGCGGCGCGCCTGATCGGCAAGTTCTTCAGGAAGAGCTACACCGCCATGAAGCGATCCCTGGTGGAGGACGACCGGGCCGTGACCTGCTTCGTCGTCAACCAGTGGCGGGAGAAGATCGGCGTCCTGTTCGGTGATCCCCGCACCACCCCAGGGGGCCGAGCCAAGAACTACTGGTTCACCAGCCGGCTGGAGTTGAAGCGCGACGACTGGCTGACAGAGGGAGACCGCAAGAACCAGCGCAAGGTGGGCATCACCGTCAAGGCCCTGACCAAGAAGAACAAGAGCTTCCCGCCCGAGCGGGTGGCCGTGTTCGACTTCTACTTCGACCACAACAGCGCCGGCATCTCACCCGGATCGTATGACCTGGGCAAGGAGTTGGTCACGCTGGGCGTTCTTTACGAGGTGTTCTCGATCAAGGGCAGCTACTACCACCTGGACACCGAGTCCTGGCATGGCCGCGCCGCCCTGGAGGAACAGGCCAGATGGGACTTGACATTGCAGCAGAAGTTGCAGGAGGCTATCCAGAACCACGTAGTGAAGGGCATTCGCCGCGAGGAGCCTGGTCCCCGCCCCTCCAGTCGGCGGCTCGTCAGAGCCAAGAAATGAGGACGCGAACCCGCCTGTGGAGGCGGCAAGAGAAGAAGGGAATGGAGCGGTTTGGAGGTGTCACGAACCCGCGTTCTGGTGCGCGTTGGGACCGTAAGAACGACGGTCGTAGCCGCACCGAGCTTGTCGAGTTCAAGCGCACCGATAACCGTCGCTCCATCACCCTCCTCTACGACGACCTCATCAGTCTCTACCGTCACGCCATGGCAGAGTCTCGCCGCCCTGTTCTCGTCTTTGAGCTTGGTGGAAGGGAGTGGGTCGTACTCCCAGAACCCAGTTATCACGAACTGGTTCTACGTGGACCGCCAGCAGGTACTGCCGGCCATCTACGAGCGGATCCATCCCCAGTGGCTCGACTCCGCAAAGTGCAAAGGACTGCCAGGAAACCTGTTCTACAGCGACCGCCAGCACAACAACACCCAGGTGCAGGAGGCCCGAAGCGTGTGCCTGGGAACCCACCCGGACCACCCAGGCCGTTGCCCCGTGCTGGAGGCTTGTCTGGACTACGCGATCGAGAACGGCGAGCGGTGGGGCGTGTGGGGCGGAACCAGCGAAAGGGAGCGGCGTCGGATCAAGCGCCAGAGGCATCGTGACGCGGCTATCCAGGCCGGGTGGGTCATCACCGCGTCGGCCAGTGATCGACAAAGATTTGCGAGCGTTGTTAGAAACGACGAAGCGGACCACCCGACTCCTTGGGGATGTTCAAAGACTCTTATTGCAGCCTGGAAGCGAGAACGGGCCGAGAGTCGACGCTCTGCACCCATCGGAGATCAGCCACAGCGACTGGTGCCCCAGGGCGAGCTACTACCGGCTGTCAGGGCGGGAGGCTCTCTCAGCGCCAGCGGGTAGCTACTGGCAACTCCAGATGGTCTTCGATGAGGGCAAGGAGATCCATCACAAGTGGCAAAAAAGGATCTGGGATCTGGGCCGACTGGCCGGTACATTTTATTGCGCGGCCTGTCACTACGCCTTCTCGGCCCTGGCTCCCCAGGAGTGCGAGAAGTGCCACCAGGGCCGGCAGTTCCTGCGTTACCACGAGGTGCCACTGCTCAATCAGAACCTGAACATGGCGGGTCACGCAGACGGTCTGGACGGCTGGGACGGCCCCATCATCGAGATCAAGTCCATCGGCCTGGGCACTGTCCGCTTTGAGAACCCCGGCCTGATCAAGGCCCATACCTACCAGTTCCAACTCAACGGAAAATCCAGGTCGTTCCTGGACTACGACGGGCTGTGGGACTCCATCCGCATGCCCTTCCCCTCCCACGTCAGGCAGGGTGATTTTTACTGCTACATGAGCCGGAAATATCGCGAAGTCCTCTTCCTGTATGAATCCAAGTGGAACCAGAAGGTCAAGGAGATGATCGTCCGGTACCGGGAAGAGCGCATCCAAGATCGGCTAGACCTATGTAGTCGAATCACCATGGCGCTCCAGGGCGGGCCTATCCCACCCTGCCCCTTCGATGGGTGCGCCGACTGTCACCGCTATGAGGAGAAGCATGACCGTAACGGAAGAGTCCTCGTCCGACGTGCCGCGCCGGATCAAGCGCCGGCCCCCGCTAGACCTGCGCGAGACCCTGAAGCAAATGGTCAACGGCCACAGCCGCGGCGTCTACACCGATCTGGGGATCGATGAGCCAACCGCTCCCGACAGCACGCCACCCACCCTCCAGACCGACATCGATGACATCACCGACAAACAGTTGATGGATCTGTTCGTCCGCTTCACCCGGTGGACCGATTATTTTCAGAGCCAGCTAGCCATCGAGGAGATCTACGAACACCATGCAGAGATGGAAGTCCGAAAGCTGGAAGGGCTGTACCTCACACGCAACCGTCCTGAAAAGGCGTCAGAACCGGTCACCTGGGTGCGGGCGGCGATGGAAGCCGATCCCGAAATACGTGCGGCCCGAGATGCGCTCAAGCTGTACTACGCCAGGCGCAAGCTGAAGCAGATGCTGTTTGAGTCCTCCGAGCGGGACGCCGCCGTGGTCAGCCGGGAACTCACCAGGAGGACTGATGTAAAAAATCCTGGGTACCGACGAGCAGATCGAGGTGCGCCATGAAGCTCTGCTGGCACTGCGAGAAACGACCAGCCGCCGCCAACGACCTGGGTGTGTGCGACGAGTGCTGGCAGGAATGGCTCACACACCGTCGAGGAGCGCCATGATGGTCTTCCGTTGTCAGTCCTGCCAGGTCAGGTTCAAGCACACGTACGACATCGTCGTCATGGGCGCTCGTCAGGAACCAAGTTGCCCGAAGTGCCGACTGGCATGGTGGGTGGTGCGTGAGGATGCCTGACCTCGTCAACCATCCTCCTCACTACAGCAGCCATCCCTCCGGGGTGGAGTGCATTCGGATAGCAGAGCATTACAACTTCAACGTGGGGAATGCGATCAAGTACCTCTGGAGGGCGGGCCTCAAGGAGGGCATTGATCCCATCGAGGATCTCAAAAAAGCGCAGTGGTATGTTGCCAGGGAGATTCAGAGGTTGGGGGTCCAACATGAGTCGCAGTCAGGAGTTCAGTGATGCTCTGGAAACCGCTCGTGCCGGCGTGACGAGTCGACTCGCTAGGCATGGGTCTGAGGTGGATCCCGAGCGTATCGAGATGATCGCCCAACGCCATGCTGAGCAGCTTCATGGAGCAAGGAAGATGGAGAGATGGAAGCAGGAGCAGGGCCTGGCCTCAGTGTGACCTTCCAGGAGTGGATCGAGACCGGTGTCAAGCTGGGGTACTGCTCCGAGCCGGTCTGTAACACCCATGACGGCCTGCCCTCCACCGACGAGGAGGACGCCATGTGGGAGGACGGGCAAGACCCCTGTATGCCGGCGGTGAGGCTGTATGCCGACTAACTACCTGTTGATGGAGGACGACGGCACCGTCACCCTCCTGACCATGTGCGACACCTGTCAGTACCTGTTCCGGGACATCGAGAAGCACGTCGAGGAGTCGGTGACCGTGCGAGGTGGTGTCCTCTGCCCGGTCTGCGAGCGCCCGATCATCGACCACGACGGCTACCAGCGGAAAGAGTGCCACGATGCTTGCAGTGGGTACGTCCGGTGACTGACCTCTACATCGGGATCGACCCCGGCTCCAAGAACTGCGCCATGGTGGTGTGGTCTCCCACCAGGGGCCTGGTGGCCGTGTGGAAGCCGAAGGGCACCATGCCCAAGGGGGTACTACGGCTGAACAAGCTCATGCATGACATCGGCCAGCAGTTCCTCATGCTGGCCCGCGACGACCTCCAGGGCTGCATCTGCATGATCGCCATGGAGAGCTACAGCATGGCCGAGAAGTACGGCCAGCACGCCTCCGGGGAGGTAGGGGCGGCGATCAAGCTGGCCGTCCTGGCCCAGTTCGACCCCCAGGACCGGCGGGCCTATCCCACGCTGGTGGCTCCCCAGCAACTCAAGAAGTTCGTGGCCGGCAACGGCAACGCCCGCAAGGACATGATCCCCAAGGAGGTGCTGAAGCGGTGGGGCGTGGACTTCGATGACCCCAACTTCGCAGAGG